GTTTGATTCAGCGGTGCCCGCCGTCAAGAGGGGCTCAGTAGGTGTCGGCGCAGCATCAACGGGCGCAGCATCAACGGGCGCAGCATCAACGGGCGCAGCATCAACGGGCGCAGCATCAACGGGCGCAGCATCCGCAACAGGCGCAGTTTCCGCAACAGGCGCAGCATCAACCGGCTCAGCGGCAGCATCCGCAACAGGCGCCACTTCAGGAATCAGGGCGTCGTATATGACTGCCTTATTTGTCGACTTCCCAACGAGTGCCTTGCGTGTTTCAGGCGTCTGCGTTCCCGCTTCTCGAAGCGCCAGCACTTCGGTGATAAACGTCTGCCCCGAGGTGCCCTGTCCGTACTTAACAACACCTTCCCCGACGTCTTCGACGTTTATCTCGGGGGGTGCGATCTTCTCGGGTTTGGTGCGCAACACGGGCTCGGGTATGACAGGCGAGGTATCAACGCCTTCAGGTGTTCGACGCAGGGGTAAGCGCTCTTGACCAGCGGCCTCGAGTTCTTGCGTTGTGGCCGCAACGGGCTGCGCATCTGCTGCGGGCTGCGGGGCAATACCGGGCCTTCCAAGCCCACCGATCTCAACCTGCTGAGGGTCTGTGGCAGAAAACGCACTTCGCGCGGCCATGCCCGCCTCGCGTCTGGCCTGTATGGTGGCTTCACGCTGCGCGTTGACCGACTGCACGTTCATCTCGCTCATCTGCGCTCGAATTAGGCGCATCTGCTCCGTGATGTCAGGGGTGCGTCGCTGCGTCTTAAGCGCTTCGAGTTGCTGCGTCAGGTCTCCATAGGAGCGTCCGCGTATGGCCTCGGGGCCTACCTCGGCATCAGCACGCTCTGTGCGGCCGGCTGCACGCGCATCTTCACGTGCACGCTGGTCTGCTTCTTCTTGGGCGGTCTCTGCATCGCTTGCAGTCGGTGGGGTGCCCTGTGGTGTACCCGTCGGCCCCAGTGCAGCTGCCACAACACCTGAACCCAAGGCACCGGTAAGACCTTCTTGTGTAGCACCGCCGGCCACACCGCGCAGCGTAGGGACGTCGAAGCCCTCGCGCTGCAAAGCTATGTTCTGCGCCAATCGCTCTTGGCCACCTTGTGCCGCCTCGCCGAGCGCCTCGGGCACTACGGTACCCAGCACACGCGGGATAACGCCTGCAGTACGCACAGCACCGGGGACAAGCAGCCGCTCAAGACCTGTAGAAGCTGCAACCCGGCCGAATATCCCACCCAATGCTATCTGGTCTAGGTTGGCTCCGAAGAACTCCTGTGCCTTCTGCGCCTTGGCCTTTGCAGCGGCGTCGTCGGTGCCCGCTTTCAGCTCTTCTCGATACACGCCGTCGTAGATCGCGCCCTTGACAGCGCCCATACCTTGTGCGGTGCCGATGTACTTGGGGGCCACCCTGGTTATGGCCTTGGCAATAGCCAAACTTCTTCCAGCTAAGCCCAGTGCTGCCGCTCCAGGGCCTGCTATCAGGGCGGGTACATATGGTGCGAATGAGCCGATGGCTTGGGCAGCAGACTGCAGCGGTGCCTCCGCAACACTTTTTGCAGCTGCCTTAATCTCTTCCATCATGCTGCCGGATGCCTCAGCGGCCTTCATGCGCTCGGCCTGCATCTTCAGCTCTTCCTGACGCGCAGGACTGAACTCCGTCTGGGCCGCATCCACACGCGCTTGGAGTGCACGAGACGCCGCGTTGTCCGCGCCGAACACATTGGTCAGCGCCTTGGTAGACCCCAATGCGCCCTGTTTGAGCGAAGTGCCAATGTCTCCGAGGAACGTCTTGTTTGCGTTGGGGTTCGGCGCAGCTGCTACCAGACGTTTGACCGTGGCTTGTATGACCGAAGACGGCGTGCCGTCAGGAAACTCAAGGACGCGTCCGTCCGACAGCACAGCTTCGATTGTCATGGGGGCCTTATTGGATCGGGTTGCCCTGCGCGTCAAAGCGCAAGCGAGTCACGTTTGAGTCTACAGCAGGCGCTTGACCCGCCCCAGACCTAAGCAACGAACGTATCTCATCAAGCTCCACAATCAAAGCCGCCTTTCGCTGCTTATCTTCTTCTCGGAAGGGGCTCTTAAGAGCACCATTCAGGTCTCTCTGTATAGACGTCTGACGTCCGAGAAGTACGCGGGTCTCCTCTTTGCTTAGGGTAAGCGCTGATCGAGCGCCGCCATCACCGGGAGGCCTGTATATCTCCGCCGTCCGCTCGGTGCTGGCCTGCTGCAGCGCAGCAGCCACTGCAGCAGCATCCCGCTCAAACGCCGCTTTGGCAGCACTGTCGGCTTGCTTTTGCGTGGCTCCGAAGATGTCAACGTTTATCTTAGCAAGCGCCTGCTTGCCTGCCAGCTCCGTGGTGCGGATCTCACGGCCCAACAAGCGTTTCTCTTTGCCGTCGGCCATACCCTCGGCACGCCGAAGTTCGTCAATGCGGTCTCGGGCGTCATCAAGGCGCTGCTTCTCGGTCTCGTACTTGTCCAGCCGCGCCTGAAAGCCCTTGACGCCTGCTTTGGCGCCCTCGGCGATGTTGGTCAGTGCGTTAGGAGACTGTCCGCCCATGATGGCCAGCCCGGCTTCTACCAGCGCCATGTTGAAGCTCTTTTTGTCACCCGCCTCGGCCCGATCTTCTTGAGTCTTCAAACGCTTCTCGCGTTCAGCCCCCAGCACGGAGCGCTGCGCGACCTCTGCCTCGAAGTCAGCCCTGTCTTGTTCGGAGCCCTTGGCACCCAGCGCGTTGATTTCTTGCTGATCTGCACGCATCCGGCCTTCTGCTACGTCTGCTCCAGACAGCGCTCGCATTTGAGCCATAAGTTCGGCAGCAGTTTGAGGTGCCTGTGCTGCACCCGGTGCGACACGCGCCGCAGCTGCAATGCCTTGTCCGCCTGACGCCGCCGGCGCAGCGGGCGCTCTCGTGGGGGGTACTGCGGCTGCAATACCTTGGCCAGCTCCAGGTGCTTGATTGGGGCGACTTTGAGATGCCGGCGCGGCAAGGGTTGTTGGCGTGCGTCGACCTTCGTTGCCGTAGTTGGCCTGTGCTTCTCTATCTGCCAGGGCCGCCGCAGCCGCCGCATCCTGCGCTTGCATGTTTGCCAACCCCTCGGCCTCGCGTTCGGGAGAACCGAAGAGGTAGTTACCGAAGCTGGTCTTTTGCCGCTCGGACATTCGCTCGTCACGAAATGCTCTAGAAGCGTCCTCTCGGGCTTTTTTCTCTGCGTCGCTGATTCGGGTGCGCTCCTTGAACGCGTCAAACCGCGCGGGGAGTTGCGACAGATCTTGCATGAACTGCGAGGAAGTGCCGCCTTCTGCAAAACCCACAATGCCACCATCGGCAAAGTCCATGTCAGGTGCGCCTGCGGCAATGCCGCCCATCATCGGGTCTGCCTGCGGCGCCATCTCGGCCGACACCTCGTCCATCACGGTGCCCTGTGGGGCTTGGGTGGGCGCACCCATCTGGCGCATTCGTGCGCGAGCGTCCGTCTCGGACTTGGCCAAGGCCATCGAGAACAAGTCTTCCTTGTTCTGCTGCGCGAACTGCGACAGCTGCTGATCCGACAAGGTACGCAGCCGATCTGGGAGTGCCAAGGGTTCTGTGATACCACCTGCGGCAAAACCACCTGCGTAGCGAGCGCCTTCAATCTCACCGCCTTCGGCGTAGCCCCGAGCGCTTACTATGCCACCTTCGGCTTTGAATGCGCCGAGCCCTGCTGCGGCAACGCCTGCCCCAGTTATCTGAGACAGCGCTGATGGGCCTGGGGCCATGGTGCGTGTGGTCGACCCCGCGCCGCGCAGCAAGTCTGACTGAAAGCCAATCTGCTGGAATGGCCGATCTCGTTCGGCTTGGAAGTCCCCAAACTGCTGGTCAAGGATGCGCTGGACGTTCTGCTGCTGCTGGTTGCCTAAGTTGTTCTGCTGCTGGGTTATGTCCATCTGCTGGCCAAACTGCTGCTGGCCCAACTGGCCCAGCGTATTGGCACCTTGCAACGCTGCCTGAGCACCTTGTATCTCTGACGACCGTCCAAACTGACGTGACTGCTCAAATGCCCGCTGTGCGTCCATGCCCGTCTGCTGGTTAGCCAGCTGCGCCTGCATGCCCGTCTGAGCACCAAGCTGCTGTGTGCTGAGCTGAGCGGCTAGGTTTTGTTGCCCCGTTGTTAAATCTGCTTGCTGGTTAGCCAGTGCCGCGCGAAGCGCCGACTCTTGGTTCATGCCCTGCGCCTGCAAATTGTTTGCAGCGTTCTGGACGTTTGATTGCTGCTGATTGCTCAGGTTAGCCAGTGCCGTCTGCAGTCCTGTTTGCACCCCCAACTGCTGTGTGCTCAAGTTGGAAGACAAGTTTTGCTGCCCCGTCGTGAGTCCGGCCTGTTGGTTCGCCTGGGCAGCTTGCAGCCCAATACCCTGCTCAGCGTTGAACTGGTTTTGTGCCTGCTGGAAGGCGGCTTGGCTACCTGTGGCCTGGATGTCTCCAAGTTGTTGTGACAGGTTACGCTGCGCCTCGGCGTCCATGATCGCTTGGCGAGAACCCCCGAAGCCTCCTGCTCGAACAGCATCTGCACCACGTTGGGTGCCCGCAATGTCAGCGTTTCGCTGCGCCTCGCGCGTCTGTATGTTCACCACGTTCTGCATGTACGGGTTCATGAACTGCTGCGCAGCCCCCGGCTGCGTAAACGAGGTTGTCCCGACGCGCTCCGCAGGCCCCATCTGAAACTGCTGAATGTTTGGGTTGTATCCGGTTTGTGCCGCTTCAATGTTTTGCGCGTTGACACGCTCTGAGCTGACTTGCTGTGCCGGCCCCATCTGAAAGTTGGAGAGCTGCGGTGCCTGCACACCCATCGGGGTAAAGGTGCCTGGACCGAATTGGCCAGAACCCATCGCTTGCTGAGACGCGGCAGCGGCAAGGCCCGACGCCTGCCCGACCTGAGGTGCTACTTGCTGCCCGGCAGCACTACCAAATGCTTGTTGCTGCAAGGGTGTGAACTGAGCGTTTCTTTCGCCGCCATATGGCACAAAGGGCGCATTCGACAGAGCGTCTGCCCGGCCCAGCATGTCCTTGAAAGCACCCTCGGCGTAGGCCGGTACGTTTGAGGTGTTCGACGTAGCCGTCGTGTTGCCCCCGCCTCCACCGCCATAGACAATACGGCCCCCGACTTCCCGGCGGGTTGCTGACTCCCCAAACGGCTCGCCTGCTGCATACAACTCACGGCGTGAATAGTTCATAGATCAACTCCAACAATTCGGTATTTTTCGGTGGCGCCATACTGGCTCCACAAACGTGCCACAGCGGCGCTTGCTGCACCCTCTAGAACCGTAGCGCCGAACGACAACAGAACACCCTTGAGCTGTGCGAAGGTGTCTTTGGTGCTGATGCCACTCCCCCCAATGGACACTACAAACGCCACGCGCTGGCGAGGACGGTTGAAAATCTGCACCACAACAGCACCGTGAATCTGTGCGGCGTCCACCATCACGAGGAGCACCATCTGCCCTGCGGCAACCAATGTCCGAAGTTCAGCGGCTGTGTATTCGTCCGAGACGCCCGCAATACCCTGCTCAACAAAACGCTCGACACGCGGCCATGTAGCCTGCACCCATTCAAGCGGGACGTGCTGCACAATCACGACATAGCCCGCTTCAAGCTAACAGGCTTCATTTGCTTGGTGCTCCCCGTGGCCTGCGCGCGCACCCGGTCCATCATGGCATAGAGCTTCTCAGCGCCCCCCATGCGTTTGACTGCTTCGGGCGGGAGGTACATCTCGCCGTGCGCGACCCGGGCGGGCTGTTTGCCGTCGATGCTGGTTTTCACGGTGTCCGCCTGCCCGCCATCACGACCTTTGATAGCCACTGCCTCGGGAACAAGGGCTCGAATCCCTCGGTATCCGGCGTCGGTGTTGCCTTCTCCAACCATTGCCACCACGTCGGCAGGGACCACAAAGCCGCCAGATGCCATACCCCCTTTGGCTAGCTGCATCAACCCACCACCACTAAAACCGCCATGGTCCCCCATATCTCCGCCACCAAAACCACCACTGTCACCACCACCAAAACCGGAGTCGCCCCCGTGTGCGTCTCCGCTGTCATAATAAAAACCCGACCCGCTTGATGCGGTGGTGGTGGTGGCAGCAGCAGCAGCAGCAGCAGCAGCAGCAGGGTCGACATACCCCGGGTTCCGTATTACGCTGTGGGTTGCTGCGTCATACATGAACTGCTTGCTCGGATCGGCAGGAGCTGCGGGGGCGGTGGGCTGCTGAACCCCTTGTGCGATGCCTTGCTGCATAGCAGGCATGTTAGATGCCGAGGTCTGCCCCATCAAATACCGCATCGCGTCAGCACTAGCCCCGGACATACCTGCAGCAGCATCCGTCTCTCCACCCTCAGCCATGCGCCGGGTGAACGTGGGGTTGAAATACTGGCGCTGACGGGTGCTGTTGTCACCGTCGCTACCAAAGAAGTTGCCCGTTGGGTTTGCTGCGTAGTCGTATCCCGGAAGCTCACCCTGATCCTCTTCAGTCTGCTGCTCAGGCTGCATCATGAGTGCGGGCGCTGCGGCCATACCTGCTGCTTGAAGTGCCGCTTTGTTTCCGCCCATGCCCGTGATGAACTGCTGCGGGTTGTTGAATGCGGCTCCCGCGCCTTGCGATGCCTGCTGGAAAGCGGGCTGGTTTAGGTACGACATTGTTGCGTCCGTGGTGGCCGCTTGCGTTGCCGCAGCCTGTGCCGCTTGCGCCTGCGCTTGAGCTGCGGCAGATGGGGCGTTTAAACCAAGCCCTGTGCCACCACCGGTCAAGCCTAGGCCCGACCCACCGGCAGTCAACCCTCCTGCGCCTGCGGTGCTTGCTCCTGCACTGGCCGCATTCTGCGCCGCTGCTGCACCCGCACCTTGCATGCCCGCCGCCAAGTTCCCACCGCCGTAGCCCCCCAAGCCACCCATAAAGGCACCCATGAGCGGGTCTTCCTTGTTTGTTGCGGCACCTGCCAGACCGCCAACAATCATGCCGGAGCCAGGAACGACGAAGTTCGCAGCGAAGCCCAGAATCGTGGGCAGCATGCTACGCAGAAAGCCCGCCTCCATCATGCCGGTCTCGGGGTTTCGGGTGAGCTTGCCCCCCGCTGCCTTCGCCAAACCCTGCATGGCGCGTACTTCACCCTTGGTGAAGTGGACCAGTTCCGTGTCTGCTCCGCGACCCGCACGGCGGACTTGTTCAGCTGCTTTTTTCAAACTCATGGGTGTACCTCGTTGACCGATTTTAGGTCTTAATCTTGAGCACGTCACCTGCGGTCGTGTCTCGGTACACGTCCCCGCTGCGCAGTGTGGCCAGCGCCGCTTCGGTAGGCAGCGTTCGCAAGTCAAGATTCAGGGCGGCGGCACTCAGCGCGGACACGCTACTCAGTTGGTTGAAGTAGATCCGCAGCGAATTCAGCAGCTGCTCCATGTACCTCCGGTCGTATTCCAAAGGCGCTACGGGCAGCTGCGGTGGGGCTATTTTCTGTGGTGTTGGCATGGTGTCAAGCTCTGCCGTCAGGGCGTACGTCAAGTCTCGGGATGCCCAGCCGCCACTTCACGCCCAACTCTGAAGAACCCACGGAGAGCGAAAGCTGTCGGCCTCTAGCCCGTACGTAGACAATCTCCGTGAACAGCTGTACCTTGTAGCTCCCGCGCTGGCGGTAGTCGCTTTTGCTGGTTACGCTGGGGTTGTTGTCCGGCCCATACGCCGCACCCGGGTTTCGCCGAGGACGTATTGTAAAGTTGGCAGTGGGGCTGTCCGACGAAGACCCATCGAAAGAAATGTCTGGCACGATGCGCCAAGCAAACCCGTAGCTGTGCCCGTCTCCAATATCAAAGTCCGAGGACTCCACGTACGAGACAATTGGGCTGTCCGGGGAGGTGGTGCCATCATCAACACCGTTCTCGTGATAGAGAAGCTGGCCGTTGTAGCCCGAAGCCGTAGGGGTGTTCCGTAGCGGGTCGTCAGACCACGCCGTTCGGCTCAAGGTTCCGTAGTACCAGATGCGTTCCAGGTGGTTGTAAATCACATATCGGTCCACCACTGTGTTGGGATTTGCCGCAGTGCCCAGACCACTGTCACCCGTAATGGAGCAGTAGTACCACCAAACCTCGTCGTATCCCTCGTTGGTTCCTGCAAAGAACTGAAACTTCTGGTCCAAGTTCAGATCATCAAAAACGTACTGCCGCACAGAACAGGGGAGTGTCTCGACCCGACCCGAGTAGGTGTAGAACTTATCAACACCCATCCAGTACGTAATGCTGTTGACGCTAACGGCCGCATTAGGACCCATGATGGAGATGTTATCGCCCACCAGCTGAAAGCCCCAGACAAAGGGCGGGCCCAGGTACTGCATGGCGTACACCGAGGCATCTGTGAAGACCAGAATCTCCTGACGTGTCTGTAGCGCTGTGATGATGGTGGAGCCGCTGCTGAGCGTGTAGCTGCCGGCCTGATTGGTTATTGCAGGCGCCCAGACCGAGAAGTCTTCTTGATCCGACCAGCGCACAAGCATGGGCGTCTGTACGGTAGATCCGTAGTCGTTGCACCCGAAAGCGATGATGAATCGCGATGAGTCTGAGACAATCACATAGTTGGCCATCAGCGGGCAAGACGTGTCCACGGATACCGTGGTGGTGCCCGAGCCTGTCAGGACGTTCTTGACCACTACGCTGGCGCCGGGCCCCAGTGTCTGCGCCCGATCAAAGACGGTGGGCGAGTTGTTGACCGCCCAAAAGTACAAAGGGCCACCTCGGTAGTTGAGTATCAAGTTCTCACCGAAGTTTTTGTCGCTCCACAAGCGCAGCTGGGCGCCAATGCCCAAGCCTGCAAACGAGGCGTCCCCCCAGCCCGTTGCCGCAAACCCCGTGTTGACACCGCCCCAACCGCCCGCACCCCAGCCCACATTGACTGTGTATATTTCACCCCCGGTTGTGACTTGGTACGCGCCTACAGCAGCGGCTCCTCCGTCGCCCGTATCACTCGCATCCGCCGCAACCCCTGCCACCACGGTGTAGGTGTCCCCTGTGAGTATCGAGACGACCTGAAACTCTGCGTTTAGAACGCCCGCCGTGATGACGCCGCCCAAGGACACAGCGTCGCTGAAAGTCACAAAATCATGAGCCTGGGCACCGTGTGTTGTGTTCGTTACCGTGAGCGTCGTGGAGCCCGTGGTGGCTGCGAATGTGACGTCCCCTGCGGCCGTGGTGGCTCTGAGTGGTGTGATGTCGTAGAAGCTGCCCCCAGGGCCGTTCTGAATGTAATACTTGAGGTGAGTGCCCAACCCCAACAGGTTCAGGTTTGCAAGCGTGAGCCACCCGCGAAGTGAGCGGCAGATGCCCCAGAAAGAGGCGGGCCTAAGTGGTGCAGGGTTTACTGGGGGTTGCAGCGTCGCGTCAGCGCGCCCGGTATCGCTTATCCAACCACCGATCTTTTCTGCGTATCCCCACCGAAACCGGATCTTGTCCCCGTCGAAAAAACCCCCCTTGTTTGACAAAGAGGTGCCCTCTCGCACCAGTCCTGGACGCAGCTGAAGTTTTTGAAGGGGCATGACGGTCCTTATGCGAACGCAGGAAGCGCCTGCTGGTACAGCGCCTCGCGCTGGGCAAGCCCTATAGTACCGCCATTGATTGCGAGCGTCATCCCTCGGACATCACCAGTGTCAGCCAGCCGGTTAAGCTTGTTCACCGACCAGAACCATCCAGCAGAAAGTGCCGCGTTCACTGGCAGCATCAAGCGCTCGGGGTGTAGTTCAAAGTTCTCCCCAATGGCGCGCCCGCACGCACGCTGGTTGTTCTTGCCAGTCAGCTGTTTCAGGCCGAAGCCCCGGTGGCGCCATCCGTCGCCAGACTCCTCGGAGCCATTGCCCATTCGGTTGGCGTACACGGAGTTTGCAATCATCTCGGGCTTGCGATGAAACAGTCGCGCGCGCTCCGTCGGCAGGTGGCGCCCTTTGGCGTCTTTCAGGTAGGCACCCGACATGTCGCGTTGTGCAAAGCGTGTGGGCCATGTGGCCGCAAGGCCCATGGCCGAGTAGTTCAGGTTCTCTTCGAGCTGGGATAGCCCACCAGACTCGTGCCCGATCTGGCTCAGGAACGCCGCGACACGCAGTGGGCTCGTGATGTCATAGGCTTTGCAGGTGCCCTGCAAGAAGGGCAGAAACAACTCCGCGTTGGCGCGGTTCGACCCCGTGGCCAGCATCAACTGATCCGGGCTCAAAGGGATCATTTTCGGCCTCCGCCCATGAGGTCAGTCTTCTTGTGGCTGCCGTTGGATGAACCCACCCAGAACTGCACGAAGGCGCTAATGACTGTGCCCAGCAGAAAACCAAGGATCGTGTCTGCGAAGCGTGTGCTGGCTATAGGCAGCTCGATGAATGTGATACCCGCGATGTAGAGCGAAGACACCACGGACCAGAAGATGGTGAGGTACATTACGAAGCGCTTGGAGAAGCTGTCTTCTTGCTGCAGTGCAGCCACCTGCATGGCGCGGGCATCTGCGCGGTCCTGGTTGGCCAGCTCGACGTGCTTCTGGGCGGCATCACGCAGCGCTGTGATCTCCTCGCCCGACATATCAGGCTTGATCTCGATGCCAGTCTTTTCTTGCACGTAGTCCAGACCCCTGTCCAGCACCGCCTGCGCCACTTTCGGCAGGTTGTTCGCCAGCAGCGTGGAGAGAATAGCGGGGAGTAATGGGATCATCTTAACCTCAGATCTTGCTGGCGGCTACGAACAGATCGTCCAGCTGCAAGGAGGTGATTCCTAAACTCGTGGCCATGGCGTTGACCTGCGTGTTGCTGCGCTCTAACTCACTTGCGTAGTTCCACCAATCCTGAAGATCTAAACTGCCGGCCGCCACAGCGTCTTCTACTGCGGAGCGCAGCCCGAATGCGCTCAGGGCCTGTCGAATCTGCCTTGGTGTCACGGTCGCAGGGACTGATGCAAGGCGCTTGGCTTCTACGTCTTCGGCAGTCAGGTTCAGCACACGCCACTGCTGGGCGTACTCGCCGTTAACGAGCGCTGGGGTTGTCTCAACTACCTGCTGAAGGGTCTGATCGACTGCTGGCGCAGGCTTGAACACAATGGCGGCGTACCCTTCAGGCTCACCCAGGTCTTTGGGAAAACTCGTGTTGGGGAACGCGGCACGGACTTGCGTCTCCGTGAGCGGATATTTGTTGTCGGCAAGTCGTATGTAAAACATATTTAGTCCTTAATTTGTTCAGCCAGAATGTCGCGCACCAACAGTGCTTTTCGCTGCTCCAGCTTTTCGGTCATCAGTGTGGCTGCTAGCTTGTCTCGAAAGATAAGGTCTGCTACCAGCATGATCTGCGCTTCGTCCTGAATGTTGGCGACCAGCGTGGCAAGATCGGCCCCTCGGAATTTGAGCATGTCTTCAGGCCAGACGGATGGGAGCCTTGAAACCATCAATGTGTAGTTGTCGATGTTCAGTTGGTAACCGAATATCTCTTCTTTGCGTTGCTGCAAAGATGTTTTTAGTGTTTCTTGTTTGTTCATTTTTTAAGAAGGGCTGAAAGCCACACCAACCCCGTTACTTGGAACTGCTGTTGACGGGTTGGCGTACTTGGTGCCGAACCCAGAAGACCAAGGGTAAACTGAGATGTTGGGGGCATCATTGTGTGCTATTGCTATGTCATTGCCAGAAGGGCTGAAAGCCACGCCACGCCCGGCACTTGGGATCGCTGTTGACGGGTTGGCGTACTTGGTGCCGAACCCAGAAGACCAAGGGTAGACTGAAATGTTGGGGGCACTATTGTGTGCTATTGCTATGTCATTGCCAGAAGGGCTGAAAGCCACGCCATTCCCGATATTTGGGATCGCTGTTGAGGGGTTGGCGTACTTGGTGCCGAACCCAGAAGACCAAGGGTAGACTGAAATAAAGGGGGCACCCTCGTGTGCTATTGCTATGTCATTGCCAGAAGGGCTGAAAGCCACGCCAAGCCCGTTACTTGGAACTGCTGTTGACGGGTTGGCGTACTTGGTGCCGAACCCAGAAGACCAAGGGTAGACTGAAATGTTGGGGGCAATATCGTGTGCTATTGCTATGTCATTGCCAGAAGGGCTGAAAGCCACGCCACGCCCGGCACTTGGGATCGCTGTTGACGGGTTGGCGTACTTGGTGCCGAACCCAGAAGACCAAGGGTAGACTGAAATGTTGGGGGCACCAATGTGTGCTATTGCTATGTCATTGCCAGAAGGGCTGAAAGCCACGCCAAGCCCGACATTTGGGATCGCTGTTGAGGGGTTGGCGTACTTAGTACCAAACCCAGAAGACCAAGGGTAAACTGAGATGTTGGGGGCATCAATGTGTGCTATTGCTATGTCATTGCCAGAAGGGCTGAAAGCCACGCCAAGCCCGGCACTTGGAACTGCTGTTGACGGGTTGGCGTACTTGGTGCCGAACCCAGAAGACCAAGGGTAGACTGAAATAAAGGGGGCACTATTGTGTGCTATTGCTATGTCGATTTTTTTAGCAACAACCCCCAGTGACGTTAACTGCAAAAGACTCATATCAACTTCCCGTAGACAGTAGTCCCGGCGTTTCTGGTCCAGAAAAAGAACTGGTCCACTCCCGATGTCTGCAGAGCTGTCCGGCCACTGTTAGCCGCCAAATACACCGAGATGGAAGAAGTAGTCGTGCCATCGGGCTTCATCCACAAAATGCTACCGGGCCACGTGACGGTGAACGCGCCCCCGTTAGTCAGAATAAACAGCAACTCGCCAAGATTGCCTGTGGGTGGGAAGTTGCTAAACGCTACCGTGTGCGAACCCGTGGCGGTAGCTGTCTGAATGCTGCCCTGTGTATAGTCATACGTCTGCGTGGCTGTACCGGAGTTACCCTTGTCAAGAACCGGGTAGCCTGTGTCGATCAACAAAGAGCGCGACAACCTCTGATCCGACAGTATCTGCGCGCCTGTGAAGGTATTGGCCCCCGTGGACGCAACACCTGTCAATGTGTTGGCGGCAAAAGCAAGCGTTTTATTCGTCAGCGTCTGAACCCCAGCAAGCGTAACATCCCCGGCAACAGTGTTCTGCCCAAAGAAGTTTGTGCCATCTGTCCACAAACTAGCGATCTTGCCCGCTGCCACCGTGACTGTGGCTCCGCCTGCGGGGGTCGTTCCGTTAACTGCTGTAGCGTTGCCCAGCGTGGCTACGTATGCCGTGTTGTTGTACACCACGTACTGCTTGGGCGTGGGGGGTGCGAGTACCGAGAAGTCTGCAGTGGTGGTTGTCGTCAGCACCAGCGTGGCCTGCCGCGCCTGATCTGCCAGACCGTTTGCGGCTGTAAGTGCCTGCGGCGTTGCTACAACCGACACAGCGGCTACGCCCACAATGGCTTTCTCAATCAGAGTGCCTAAGTTGGTGTTGGTCGTGGAACCCCAGTTTCCTGCTTGGTCACCAGTACCAATCAGCTCTATGCGGAGGTCGGGGGAGTAGGTACTTGCCATTTTGCTTCCTAAATTATGCTGGTGTCGAACACCACCCAGCCGGGGTCCTGCGTGTTGTCAATGAGAATCCAGTTGTCGACCCCTACCCGCGCAGCAGCGCCGGCGGCTATCTGACCCAGTATCGCGTTTGTGCGCTGCACCTGCAAGCTACCCGCTGCACCTGTGCCGGCGACACCCGTCAGCGCCACGAATACATTGGTGCCCACCGTTCCGACAGCGGCACGTGCCTGGACGCCCTGAGTAGCAGTTAGCTGCCCGATTAGCCCTGTGGCTTGCACACCCGAGAGGCTGCGCGTACGTACTGGTGCTGCTGTTCCTACCTCGGCCGCTGCCTGATTGCCAGAAAGTGCTACGGTGCGGGCCGTGCTTGGTGTGCCTGCAAACCCGTTGGCCTGAACGCCGCTAAGCGCGACGACAGCACTCGATGCTACCGAGCCAACACTGCCTGCGGCCTGGGTGCCCAGTATTGAGAGGGCCGTGGAGGTCCCAGTACCACCCGGCGCAGCCGCAGCAGAAACGCCGGAGATCTCCAGCGTACCGCCCCAGCCGTTATCCCCCCACGCGTTGTCACCCCAGCCGAGTGCCATGTCCTACCCCTTACGTTGTGGCTAGACGGAGCAAGCCCAAAGTTGCCGAGTTCGCGGGCATGGTCAGCGTAAAGGTCCCCGCAGTAACTGTCTGCGAGCCAAAGGTGTGAACGCTAACCGCCCGGTTGCCTTGCGAGGAGTTGTAAATCAACACCGTGTCAAAAGCAGTTGAGAGCGTCACGTCCGTGTAGGAAATAGATGCTCCGGGTGTCCAGTACGCAACCCCTGCAGTTGCCGAAGTGTTAGCGCCCAGCGGATTCGTGGAGTTTGTGACAGCCACACCGCCCGCTGTGTAGCCGGTGCCTGTGACTTCGTTGGTCGTCGAATATGCCGTAGTGGCCGCATTGATCGTGGCAGTGGTAACAAACAGCGCTGCCTTGAAGGAGTCCACCGTGTCGGCAGTGTGGGCCACGTTGACTGTGCTGAAGTTGTGGGTGGCCGTCAGCAGTTCTCGAAGGAACGACGTGGTCATCGCCTGGGTATTTGCCATGGTATTTTCCTTTATGCAATAGCTGCCGCTTCAGCGAACAGCACGGGGGACGTCTTCAATCGAACATGCACTGAGCGGTGTACCAGCTCACCAGACAACCAGTACTCGGTCCAGTCTGTACACTCGATTTCGTTGTCTACTACGCCCGTCTTGCGCTCAAGCAGCGCGTCGTCCATGGGGCCGTGTGTGGTGGTGATCAGCATCAGTGAGTCCTTATATTCGATTGCGAGGTACTCAGGTGACCCGAACTCGGGCTTGCCCGTTGCGGTAAGCATCGCCCCGCTCTAAACCATCCCCGAGACGCTTGGCCAAGTTGAGCGCTTCCTTGTACTTGGCGTCGATGCCCGTGACGATGTCGACCTCAGACTTCATGAATGTGTATGCCTCTACCAGCGCCCCATACAGCAAGACTGAGTCGATATTATCACCTAGCCAGGAAGTTCCGGCCGTTGTGATGGATTCTGGATAGTAAAAATAGTGCAGCTCGGAGACGTAGCTGGCGTCTGAGGTCGGGCCGAGGATGAAGGTCAGCTCGGGCGTGATGACCACTCCCGAGACCGCAGGGCCAAACAACGCGTAGTACTTGGGCAGACCTGTCGCCGTCGGGTTCGGGTACGCCTCTCGGATGTAGTTCACATCTTTGTTGATCAGGAACGTGTACTGCCCCGTAGCATCAATAACCGCCAGTGAATACACCGCCAAAAAGTCCAGCGGGCAGGCCACATATTTACTATTCATGTTCACCGTACCCGTCACGTTTTTGCGAAGCGAGGGGAACTGAATGTTGTTGAATATGCGCTGCTCGGCCTGCACGATAAACAGATTGATCTGCTGCTCGGTGCTGAAAAACGTACCATCCGCCCGCAACGAGTCCGGGAAGTCGTTTTCTGTGTAGGCGCGAATGCTGGCCGAAAGATCTGTGTAGTTCACTGGGGGCGCCTCTTATGCCATTGGCCCACGGGACTTGGTGCCTTTGGTAGCTGCACCAGTACCACGCATCTTGATACCACCGCCCATGGCCATCTTGGTCATTGTCTTGCCAGGGTGCAGCCGCGACTCGTGCTTGTTCACGGTCTTCTCGGCCATACCGCCAGCCTTCATCTTGTGCATTTTGCCCGCCATCATCGAGCCATCTGGCATCTTGTTCACGGTCTTCTCGGCCATACCGCCAGCCTTCATCTTGTGCATTTTGCCCGCCATCATCTTGCCATCAGGCATCTTGTGGGTGGCGCCACCAGCTTTCATTTTAGGCATCATCGCGGTACCGCCCATGGCCATCTTGGTCATGCCGCCGGCTTTCATCTTGGTCATGCCGCCGGCTTTCATCTTGGTCATGCCGCCAGCTTTCATCTTCTTCATGTCGTGCATCATGGTAAACCCTAACTTGGTGGAATTTCCCGCGACGCTTCGAGCGCGGGATCGGGACGGGGGCGTCGAAGCGCCTGGGGATCATCAACGGGGAAACTCCCCAGCCAGTTTTGAGGATGGTCTGGGTCGTAACACGTCGGACATGCCAGCACGCCTGTTGGGCGTCCACGCACGATGTTCTCTCTCAAGTCTGACAGCAAGTACCGAAAGGAGCAGGTGGCGCAAAAACCATGTGCTCGTCGGCCGGCGGCAAAACGCTGTGTCATCTGAAACCTATGTAAGGCACGAGACGCATGGGTGCTTTCTCACGGTCTTCTTCGATCGCGTTCTGCATGGTCTCATCGTACATAGCTTTTAGCATCCCCATACGCTCCAAGCCCCCGGGCAGCTTCATGCTCAGATAGTAGGCAAGCCCGGCCACCATGGCCGGCACAAACCGAAACGGCATGTCCTGAGTGTTCACACCCGTACCGGCATCTTGAATGCGGCGCAGGCGCCAGTACACGAACGTGTATGGAATCGAGGTGTCAGGCACCGGCCAGAATGACACCTTTGGCTCGGTGTAGCGCTGGATGAACATCTGCAACGGACGACCCGTGTTGTTTTTGTTCGGGATCGACTGATACGTCGGCAGCGCAATTCTAGAAATCACAAGGTCGGACTGGTTCGTGCCCGTACCGGTTCGGATGACCGCATCCATGATGTCCACGGTGTCCACTGGCAGATCGTACGTAGTGGTTCCCGGCACCAAGGGGATATTAAGCTGCTCGAAGGTGAACATATGCAGCCCCTGATTGCTCCAGTCAGCGAACAACAGGTTCAAACTGCGCCGTGCAGTCTTGAAGTCATGCCCCGAACGCAACTCGTAATTACATCTTTCTGCGGCCTCATCGAGGATTTCAGTGAGGTCGAGGTTGAACGCGGAGGTACCCGAGGTGGCCATGTCTTACTTCTTCATCTTGGCGAAGGGGTTCACGCCCTTCTTAGGCGGCGCGGTCTTGGCGAATGGATTGACGCCTTTGGTGGGCTTGCCACCTTTGACAGGCTTCGCGTCCTTCTTGCCCGCCTTCTTGGCGGCGATCATCTCTAGGAATGGGTTCGGTTTCTTGGTGGCCATGACAGCTCCTTGGTTGATTAGTCGCGAAAGGCGGCAGTCTTTTTTGCGATCTTCTTGGGCTGTGCCACGTTCTGCTTGCCCGCCTTGGTGCCCGCGCGCTTGGCTTTGGTGGTGGCGGCGTACTCAGACGAGCTGAGCGAGTCTCGTGCCTTCTTGGGTAGGTACCGCTCACCCGTGGCCTTGGGGCCTTGTGTAGACGGCTTTCCTGACTTAGTACCCCAGTCTTCCTTGCTCCACTTGGACAGCTTGTTGCTTGAGGACTTGGCCCCGGAGTACCCGCCACCCCCGGCCTTGTAGATTCGCGTGGCCTCTTGCATGGCGCGAGCGCTGTGCTTGCCGCCCATCTTGGCCTTGGCTGCTGTCTTGGCCCGCTCCCACTTGGCAGGATCGGTCTTTGTTGCGGTTTCGGCCATTGTTCAGATCAGCGCATGCGCCCTTTGGTCTTACCAGTTTTGGCGCAGCCGTCACCTCGCACAGATCCGCCGGCCTTCATCTTCTTGGGCGCTGGTTTGGTCGTCGTGGCCTTGTCATACGCTTTGCTGTCCTTGGCACGGCGCTTGGCGTCAGCAACATCTTGCGGTGACATGTCTGACATGTCTTTGCCTGGAGCGAATTGTGGTTTCACGGTGCTTTTCCTTAAAGGTTGCGGACGACAAACTTGGACTCAAGGAGCCGATCCAGCTTGGCGTCAAGCGCCTCCAGCCGGACTATAACGCGGTTGATGTCCGCATGCACTTCGGCCTTGGTCACGTAGTCCCGAGGTAGCTCTTCTCGCGTTTTGTTCAGGAGGATCGTCACCCGTTGCAACTCTGCCGCCTTGTCTTTGAGAACCCAGCTCACGGCAGCAATACCCACGGTAAGAAGGGCAGTCCAGAGTGTAATTTCCATGTCAACATTTCCAGGCTTTGAGAGAGAGCGCCTTGCGGGTGGGCTGTTCGGTTCGTTGGCCGTTACACACGGTGCCGCCCTACGAGTTCCCCAGATATGCGCATAGCACTTAATTTAGCTTTTGCTGCGGCTTGCATTGAAGCATTTCGCGCTTTATCTACAAAACAAGGATGCAAACGCCCGTGTTCTTTAGTCGATAAAATACGCAAATTATTACGGTGGTTATTTTGATGGTCACCGTCGATGTGATCCACTTGAGCGCCCTCGTATAGCTCACCGACAAAAGCTTGAGCTACAAGCCTATGCACTAAAAACGAACGAGACGGCTCCGTTCTTGTACCACCGTCCCTAAACTTTATCTCCATGTAAGGTAGTGTGCGCCCATTAGCAGAACGCTTCTTAGTGGCAGGCCGCATAATTTTTTCGGGTATGGGCACCATACAGCCAGACTTACCGCGCCGAAACCTTTGAACAGACTTAACCCTTCCTTGGTCACTAATTTCATAGCGCCCTTCGTAGCCATGCACAGAAACCCAGTTTTCAATTAGCATTTCCATACTTTCCTCGCTGCGTTTAATCGGCTGTTGGGATCTTTAGCTGCTTTTGGAAACATCTTAGCTTGCCCTGCGCTTCTAGCACAAAAGGACTTCTTCCTCGCAGCGTCTTTTGGAGTCTTGGGCGTTGGTGCAGGGGCCTTCAGCCCCGGCTTGCCCGGATTCGCTTTGTTGTAGCTGGCTCGACCCTTGGCGTTCAGACCCCCCTTGGGGTCCTTGCCTTCCTTGCGGGTCCAAGCTGGTGTTTTAGCCATGGAACACGTTGGCCGTCGCGTTGCTAAGCGTCACATGAATGTCTACCGTGCAAAGGACACCCTCACCCGGAATGATCACAGAAAACGTAGACTCGCCCCCGATCGTCGGGATGTTAAGCAGCACCTCGCCTGAGGCACCCCCGTCTCGAACAACAACCGATCCGGTCGAAGCCCCCGGCATGACCAGCATGCCCTTGAGACGGGTCCTTGCTCCATACACGGTCGCGGTGACCGTGACGGGTACGCTTTTAACGTCTGTTTGAACGCTCACAGGACATCACCTTTGGTCGAAGCCTTCTTGGGCTTTACGACCTTTGCGACGATAGGTTCCACGAGCTGCGCAGTCTCAACGGGCGCTGATGGAAAGATACCCCGTGCGGCCAGTTCTTCAGCCGAGGCTGGTTTGAACATCTTGTTCATGTGGCACCCCTTATGCAGCAGCGATGGTGACGCCGGCCGAAGAGATCCAGTTGGTGCCATCCGAAACCGCCACAGTAGGGGCGCCTGCGCGGCCATTGGAGACAAAGATGCTGGTGCCCGTCAGACCCGTCGCTGCGGGCGCGCTTGCCACCGTGAAGGTAGGGAGCTGCACTGAGCCCACAAAACCGTTGTCTGAGTTGACCGGGCCGGAAAAAGTAGTGCTACCCATGATAATCCCTTGCATGCATTGAGGCGTATCTGTCTGCATGTCGTCGGCCCGGAGCCGTCAGATACACCGGAAGTCCGGGGTTACGTGATTATGTCACTGCTTGGGGGCAGCTGTCCATACCCAGCGCTTCTTACCACAATCGTAGATGCGGCCTGCGCCCATCAGAAAGGTCATGTCCTGCTCCGTGCGGGGGTCTGTCTCGGGGTCAAAGCTGTCTTCGATCCCATGCTCCAACAATCGCTTAGGCAAAACGCGGCGCTGGTAATGCGACTTTGGACGCACCCCGATCTTGGGGCTCCACACTTGGTAGTCCGGGATCACATCTGCCTCTAGGGTAAACCCTAGCTGTGTGTACATGCCGCCGTCAAAGTAGCGGTTGTCCGAGAAGCTCTTCACCTCTGCTGGCGTGAACTCTGTCAGGAAGGCTTTGAACAGCCTGGATGCAGCGCCTGCCACCGTGATCCGGGTGGCGTAGCGCCCCAAGGTCCATGTGCGTTTTGCAGCACCCGTGCCTCGGTCGTTGGCACCCAAGACGAAGCGCATACAGGCCACGATCTTTCCCTTCCAGAACAGTGCATAGTGCTCTCCGGCGCCTGCGCCGCCCTGCGGGTGGTACTTGTTGTAGAACGCCCGTGCCTCGGGGGCCTCCACCTTGCGCAGCTCGCACTTGCGTGCCATCAGCTTACCCCGGGACTTACCAGCAGCGTTGCGAAGCAGCCGGCGCAGGGCGTATTCATGCTCTAGCCACTCGGACTCATAGATGGTCAGCAGGCGCACCCCCGCCTCTTTGCAGGCAAGGTACTTGGCCATGTGCTTCTTCTTGTCCCGCTTCTCATCCTCAGCAGTGAAGTGGCTGTGCCAGTACATCCCGCAGTACTCAATGGCCAGCTGACGCTCGGGCATGTAGATGTCCAGCTCCTTGGGTTTGATGAGGATGCGGTCCCGTTGCAGCGTGGGGGTGTAGATGGTCATCAGCTGGAAGATGCGGTCTTCTTCTTTGGACTTGGTGTTGCTGCACTTCATGCAGCCCATACCCCGCATGTGTGATCCTGCTAGTTGACTGAAAACACCATGCTTTGGGCAGAGTATGTCCAGCTTTTTACGGGCACCTTGATAGTCACTTTGGCTGTAGTCATAGAAGCCTTTGTGCATTTCGGCGGAACGCTGAAAAAACAGGGGTCTGTTTTTTGCAATGCTGGTAGCTGCGGCCATAGCGCCCACGTTTACATCCGTTAGCCTAATACCCCGCTTCAAGGCGCCGCATTCTGGGCACCCTTGCTTGTCATACAAATGCTTCAGCGCCTTGATACTAAAAACTCCGTGAGTAGGGCAAACAGCTTGTATGGGGTGTTTCATGCCTTGGAACACTTGCGGAGGGTATGTGTAAAAACCCAAATGTGTTGCGGCGGCACGTAAAAAGAAGTCACCTGCGCTCTTGCTTTTAGACACGCCTCTAGCTGCGTTTCCGCAGTGCGGGCAGCCTATTCCCTTCCGCAAAGCTCCGGTGTACTGTGAGAAAACCCCGTGCTCTTTGCAACGAATGTTCTGAACTCTGGTGAGCGCCCCTAGGTAAAGGGCTTCTGAAAAATCGTACAGCTCCTGGATGTCTTGAGAGAGTGCAGCTAGGTGTGGGCTCATGGGGTTCCTGTTGGTAAGACTAGTTTATATCACATAAACCTACAAGTCTCCAAAAACACCAGACGTGAAAAAGCCCACCGAAGTGGGCCTTCTGTAGTACCTTAGTGTGCTTTATGCACCTGGGGAGGCAAACATGCCCAGAGGATCGCTGAAACCGAAGCTGTAACGCTCCCTTGCCTTGTATCGCATGTTTCCAGAGTCAAAATCGGAATCGCTTCCTGTCTTCAGGGCAACACGCTCAAAGTGCTTGAGGCCGTTGGGAACATCAGTGCAAAGGAACCAAGCATCGGGGTCCGTGAGGTAGTGGTTAATTCGGTAGCCCTGGGGGATGGCCCCAGTGGACCGCAGCGCGTTGATGTCATTGTCCGCCGTGGCAACCCGCAGGTCTGTCTTCATCAAGCGCTCAATGATGAACTGAGACTGAGTGGGCACCACTGCCTTCACAGCACGGGCGTTGATCAGCAGGCCACGCTCGTCCACCCACTGAGAGATCTGGATCACAGCATTCTCCAGCGCAGTCTCATTGAGGTCCGACGGAATGGCCGGGGTGTTGGAGTTCACACCGCCACCAACCAAGGGGTGCTGTGTGCTGAACAGGGAGACGCCATCACCACCAGCAAAGGCAGCATTGAAACCATTGTTCAGCACCGCAGCGGCCTTGACCTGCTTGGTGTTGGCCATGGCGCGGGCCAGGGCCTTGGTGTAGCGAGCTGCCACGGAGGCGTAAAGGTTGTCTTCTACGGCTTCCTCGGTCACCGAAAAGCCCAGCACAATAGTCTCATGCACATAGCGGGAGGTGAATGCCTCCTGTGCATTGTCAAAGGCCATGGCCGCACCTTCAGCTTTTGTTGGGGCGGTGGCAAAGCCAGACAGCTTCACTTCTTCTTCAAAGGAGCGCTCACTGGACTCGGTCTCGAAGATCTCTTTGTGCTCTTCGGTGTAGGTCTTGTACTCCAGGCCGAACAAGGCGTTCAGGCCGGGGAGCAGCTCTTTAAGCATTTGTGCGCGGGAAATTGCCATGGTGTGACTCCTTAGATGCCGACGGCGTTGGTGAAACTATGGAAACCGGGGTTGAACTTGATCAACACGTCGGGGAAGGCGTCACCAATTGGAGACACTGCAGCCACGATACGGAAGGCCGCAGCAGTAGTAACGGTGGTCGACTCAATGGCGCTGGTGGAGTTGCCGGTACGAACGGTGCCCGTCGAGGTCGACTGCGCAGCCGCGAAGAAGGTGTTGGCGCCAATATCCGACTGGTCAATCACCCCGTCCATCTGGGCCTGAAAGAGCACGTTAGGATCATTGACCACGAAAGCCTTGATCTGCGTACCGGTTGGAGCTGCATAGCCCGATGGGTAGTTGGGTGCATTGATCAACTGCCCCTGAGCATTGATGTACTCACAGCCCATAAAGACCCCAATGGTGCCGACAGGGAAGTTGTTTCCACTGCCATCTGCACCGGTAGTGGTAGCCAGGGCAATGAAGCCGTCCGCACCAATGGTGACCACTTGCCCCGTAAAGAGGTTGGTAGCTTCACCGGCAGGGTCAATCAGATACTGCTCAACAGCACCTGCGTAAGAAATGCCATCGGCACGACGAATTGGCTTGAGGCCGTAGGGGGCTGAAGTTTTAGCCATACTGAACTCCTAGTTTAAGAACCATTTCCGAAACCCCGGCCCTTGGTCACGCTGGTTTTAACCTTGCTGAACTTGGGCATAAGGGCGCTGTTTTGAGACATGTACTGCTCGTCCACGCTCGACATCTGCTGCGCGCTTTTGTTTGCGTAGTACCGACGTCGAGAAATCACTTTTTCCTCTGCGTTCTTGCAGAGCATCAGGCCACCCACTTCGACGTTGCCATCCTTGTCTTTGAGGTGTAGCAACTCGGGGTAGTCTTCAGCCCTGACTGGAACCCAGCCCTCACGGAACCGCTGCGACACGTTGCGACCGTTGGCGTCACCCAGCACGTGAGTGGCAACCCATCGGAAGCTCCAGCCGGGCTCTGCCTGGGGAACGGGAAGTTGATCTGGTGGAGCGTAATCAATTCGCTCGTCTGATGCGCGAACCTCTTGTTCGCGGGTGCTTCGTGTAACCATGCTCATTCTCCTTTTCCGAACAACTGTGCAGCGTATTGCTGCGGGGTGATGTTTAGCCTTTTACACAGATTGACTTGCGACTGGGTCAAGGTGACTCGGCGCTTGCCTGACTGTGTGCGCTCGACGGCGGCAACCGGTGAGGCTGCTTTGCGGCGAGTCGCTGGCTCATTACCTGCGGTGTCGTTCGAGGAGTAAAGCTCTGGAAACCGTTGCTTCATGCGAGCATTGATCTGCTCGTAATACCCATCACTGCCGGACGCATGACGCCCGTCTTGCACGATTTCTTGATGCAGCCCTAGTGCGTAGCTGGTTTCGGCGACGTGTCGGGGATTGGTGAACCACGAGTTCTCAGCCATCCAGGCTTTTGTTTTCGGGTCCAGCGCTTCCGTTTGCGTCTGTTGCTGCGTTTGTACCACATTTGGGCTTTGCGCAACCGTAGGTGCTCGGAATTCCTTTGCGCTGCTTAGCTTGAGCTTGGCGTCATACAGCGCCTCCTGTGCCGCCGTGACCTCATCGGGGTCGAGCGTCTGATTGGCCGTAAGCAACTTTGCCCGGGCCGATGCCACCTCTGCTTCAGCAGAAGCAGTGCTCATCTTGGAGTACTCGGCCGAGCCGTCGGTGTATGCCTTGCGCAGGTTCAGATTTTCCTGATGCAACATGCGGGTGTGCTCAAGAACCGCGTTGTGCTCGCGCTCCAGCGCTTCGCGCTTGCGACGCTCATCGTGACGGGCGTGGGTCAGCTCACCAATGCGGGCTCGGGCCTTCTGGCCGTAGTTGGCCATCTCGTCGTCGGTCGGCTCCGGTACGTCGCGTTGCAACGGGCGGGCGCGCTTGTCCGCTTCCGGGGTGTCGTCAACCACGTTGACTTCAAACTCGTCACGGTTCTCCAGCAGATCGACGACAACGTCTTTCGGCTCCTCAATGTTGTCAATGACGTCAAAGTCACGATCGAACTCTTCGTGTGGGAAACCCACTTTTTCTTTTCCAGGCATCTTGTCTCCTTATGCTGCTGCGCGGGTGATACCGCGCGGATCAAGCACCACGGCTTCAACCTGATCATCACTGATCAGCCGCCATTCGGTGCCACGGATTTTGAAACGCGTGCCGGTATAGGTACGCACAAGAATGAAGTCACCCTCCTTGCACCAAGGCCCTGTAGGGAACTTGGCTTCATCGAGGTATGCCAGCGGTCCTACCTTGGCCACAAAGAGCACGGTGGTGCCAATCTCCTCGTTCTTGCGAACCATGTCGGCTTTGACAATGTTGGAGTTCTCAAAGGTGTCGCCCGCATCGGGAATTGCGCACAGGATCTTGTAGCCGCAAGGCTCTGGGATCTGCCGCCCACGTTGCTCGGCCGGCGCATTCTCGAACTCCTCGTCTGATACCTCCTTCACAGTAGGTACGGGTAACACACCTCTGGGCAATATAAGTCCCGGGCGCTCTAGCGTTTCAATCATCTGCGTCATTGACGTCCTCAGCTTTCTTTTGCACAGCCTTAATGTGAGCGATTGCGATGTCTAGGCCGTGAATCTCACCGCAACCGTATTTGTAGGCGGCAAGGTCTGCGCCGCCCATGAGTAACGAGTGAACGCGCGAGGCGCGCTCCTCATCAAGTAGTTTCACCACGTATTCGGCGAAGTCGTCAATCATCGGCCACGCCCATCAGCGTTCTGCTGCTGCATCCGCTGCATCAGCTGCGCGGCGGCATCTCTGTCTTGCTGCGCCATCTGGGCTTGCTCTTGCAGGCCAATTTCATCCACGCTGCGACCCGCATCCAACGCCAGCTTTTTGTCTTCTCGCTCGCTCTTGTCGGCCATGTTTGCGATGTCCGCTTGCGTTTTGGCCACAGTTGCCTTGGCCAGCATGTCCTTGCGGGCGGTTTCTTGCCCGCTCCTGTTGGCCATGTCTGCGATGTCGGCTTGCGTTTTGGCCATTGTGGATTCGGCCAGCTTGTCTTTGCGGTCGGCATCGCGCATCTGGATCTGGACAACGGGATCTTGCTGGGCCTGCTGCGCTTGCTGCGCTTGCGCCTGGGCTTGCTTGCGCTGTAGGAGCCGCATAGCGGCGCGGGCCATGAGCTTAGACACCGCAGCCTCGATGTCTGGCGGCATCTCTTCGTCCTCTGGCGGCAGCACCACGCCCAGCTCGGCCTCGATCTCTTGGCGATACATGAACCCCATGTGCTCAGCAAGGTGCGCCTGCATAGCGCCCATCATCATCTGCGCCTTCGGGTTCTGTCCCATGGTTTGCTGCATCACGGGGTCTTGCATCGCAGCTTGGTGCACTTGCATGTGTGCGGCGTGGTCCTGGTACAAAAACGCCTTGATCGGGTCGCCGCGAAGCACGCGCATGTTCTCCACCACTGGGTCCATGGGGTTGATGTCCTCTTTCAGAGGCACCAGCTTGGCAGCGTTCTTGAAACCGATGGTCTCCAGCATGTCTCGGTGCAGCAGGGCCAAGTCGTACAGCTGGGGTGCGGACTGTGATAGCTGGATCGCGGCCTGATACTGAATCAACCGCTGCGTCATCGTGGCCGCGTTGGGATCGCTTACGGGGACCACATCCACCAGTGCGTAATCGGCGGCTCGGTCGCCTTTCTTGCCTGAAGCCGGCTCGTAGTCATACGGGGACTCGTCGTTGTCTGACACACCTTGCTTGATCAGCTTGAACTCTTCCTTCAGGCTGTTGTGCGTGCGGGCCTGCACTGCCGACATCACCTTCAGCTGGCGCTCAATCAAGGCCAGCGTGGTGCCCACAGGGGCCTGAGACGACATATCACTGATCTTCATGTCTGCCATGCCGGGCAGACGGCGACCTTCCTCAATCAGGTCTTTCAGCAGCATGTGCAAGACAGTGCTGGGCTCTTTGTACGGCAGCGGGATGATGTTGTCCCGCACGGTGCCCGAGCCCACGTCTACATCTCGGAATTCTCCCGGCCTAATGGGCTGATCGTCCCCCTTGATCCGCATACCCTTGGATTTAAGGCCCCCCGGCAGGTTCGAGAGCGTGCCGGCGTCGACCAGCTGGCGAATAATGGATGTTCCGGCCTTGGCATACCCGCCAATCAGGTGAATCAGGCCCAGTCCGTAAGCACCCATGCCCGGAATGTAGTCATACTGCACAAAATGCTGACGCGCTTGCTGGAATTTGTCCTCTTGGCGCCAGTTGCGGCGGATACCCAGCACCGCATCGTTGTCTCGGCAGATGGTGACCACATAGGGAAGCGCCAATCCGGTGGCATAGCTGTCCTCGTCGATCGTGAGCAGCACCACGCACTCATAGACCGTGAAACGATCATCATTCAGGTCGTCAATACCTGTGATACGGTCCTTTTCTTCCTGTACATCGGACTGCATGCGCTGCGGGTCGCCCAAGTCGGACTCTGCATAGAAGCCGCTGGCGATTAAAGCGTTCAGTTTGTTCTTGGTGTATCGCAGGCGATGCGATACGCGCTCGGCCGCACGAGCATTGGTGGCCCCGTAGGGCAAAATCATGTTGTCCGCGTCGATCATCTTCGACACCATGCGCCCCTTAGTAGGGTCGAAGTACACTTTCTTGAACGCGGAACCGATGATTGGTAGATTGAGCAGCATGCGGTCATGCTCATCTCGGAACTCGATCATGCGCTCGGTCAGCTGGTAGTTCATGTCAGCTCGAACGCGGGCAGCAGCCGCTAGCTTCTCCCGGGTTTCCTTGCCGAGCACCTTGGTCAGCACCGGGCCGTGGGCCGGGAACGTCTCCATCATGGTCTCAGACTGAAAACGCACCGCCGCCTCAAGAATCATGGGGTGGTAAATGCCGCAAGCCCCGATCCAAGGCTCTGTTCGCGTCTCATATTTCAGGCCCAGCAGCTCAATGCCGTCCTTGTAGGTGCGCTCCCAGTCCCGACGAGCATTTAGGTCGTCATCAATCTCGGACAAAAGGTCTTGACCGATCGTCATCACCGAAGCAGCAGGCAGCACACCCACCAAGTTCTCGTCAAATTCGTCTTCGGACGCCTCAATGTCGTCAAGCTCGGGGTCCAGATCAATGACAACGGAGCCATCCTCAAACTCCACCATTGTGGATTCTTCGGGCTCCAGCGTTATGGACACCGAAGGCATCTCTTTGGGGTCGTCAAACAGCATGTCCTCTTCACGGACCTTGCTCTCAAAAGATGTACTGGTGGCCATTGGTATCCTTGATCAATAGTAGGCGGCAATGCGCGGAGAGGTGGGCTCATTATCCTCATCATCAGCGTCGTCCGACAAACGCAAATAGCCGCCTTGGCGAAATCTCATGCAGGCCATGGACACAACGTCAACATAGTCATCGTGCTCGCCGCTGGGGAAGTCGGCGCACTCCTCACGCACATCTCTGGCCCATTTGGTGTCTGGCATCCAGACGCAGCCGTCCTCAAAGATTGGCGTGATCGAGTTGACGCGGGCGTACTTGTCGTTGCTGTGTCCGACCTTGCCTCGGCTGGGAGAGTACTCCTCAACAAACAGGTCCATCCTGCGAAGCTCTTGGATCAGTGGGGCGCCTGCGGCCTTCTTCTCAATCAGCAGGTGATCGGGCTTCCACTCGGCGGCTTGCTCACGGGCGCGCAGCTTTAGCTCTGGGAACTCCCAGCGATCTCGGATCGCGTTGAGCAGGATCATCTCGTTGCGGTTGGTCTCGGTGTTGAAGAACACCCCAAAGGTGCCGCAGGCACTGAAGTCACTGCGGTTCTTGGTCTCATGCGCCGTGTCCCAGACCTGAATGATGGTGTCCACCTCGGGCGGGTCTTCATGGGGCCAGATCTGCCAGTACTCACGCTTTAAGAGCGCCACGTTGTCGCTCGTGGGGTCCTGCATGTACTGCGCCGACCAGAACATAGGGCGCATGCCAGCCTTCTTTGCCAGCAGTTCTTGGAGCGGCCACTGCTCGGGCCACAGGGAGACGGTCTGCATCTCGCCTTCGCGCTCAACCTCCATGGTGGCGGGGAAGTTGACCTCATGCCACTGCAAGGCACCGTCACCTCGCTTGTCTCGAGCGCTCTGTATGGCCTTGGCAATGGGGTCCGCCTTCCCCCACCTGGTCCCAATGAAAACCATTCGACCTCCGGGCATCAAACGCTGCATAGGACCGACCTGCATATAGGTCCACGCCGTCTCAAAAGCCACCGCCGGGTTTCCGTACAGCACGGCCTGCTCGGACACCAGATCATCTGCAACGAGCAGGTCTGCGCCTTTGCCGGCAGCGTTACCACCGACACCCAACGCCAGATACACACCGCCTTGCACCGTGGTCCAGTTTCCTGCTGCACTTTTATCTCGGGACACCTGCACCGAGCGATCGAAGATGTCTTGGTACACCGGGCTGTCAATCATATCCCGGACCTTCTTCCCGAAACTCTCTGACAGATCTGCGGTGTGCGTGATCATCATGATCTGATGGTTCGGGTTGTGCCCCAGATACCACGCCACATACAGGTAGGCCACAAAGTGGCTCTTACCAAACCGGGGCGCCAGCGAGACGGTCAAGCGCAGGGCGTGTTCCGGGATCTCTTCTGTGCCAGACCAAGTACCTGCCATGTCTTGGAGCAGGGGGCGCATGTGGCGGTGGTGGGGGCCTTCCTTGAAGGCGGGGTCCACTCTGTGGCAGAAGACCAGAAAGTCATCCCGTGCCGCCTTGCGTGCGTTGGCCAGATCAAACTGCTCTAGCTCCTCCAGGAGCGCCACCTTCTCGGCGAGCGGCAGGTCCGGGATCCTGGTGATCAGCAGCTGTATCTGCGCCTGCGTGAGCCCTTTAAGTTCCACTAGGCGCCTCCAGTACCTCGACCACCACGGTACTGTCCAGAAGGCGTTGCAGGCGCTCTGCTACCCGGACATCGATCTCTGTGCTGTCATGGGTGACTGTGGTCTTCACCTCGACCTTGGTGGTAAATAGGCTGACCTCGGATACCTGCCCCAAGAGCTGTGCGGCCTTCAACCTGATGCGAGCGTCGGGGTGCTCCAACTCGTTGAGCAGGGTGGCTACTACCTTGCCCCGGATGCCCTTGGCCTGCTCAATGAACTCCCAGTCATATGCTGTGAGGCTTGCGACTAGATGCTGGACTGCTTCGGGCGCTTTGATGGTTGTTAGCGCCAGCTTCTTCTTGTCGTCGTCGGGCTCGGTGATCAGCGTGGTGAACGCGGCCCGGGCGTCCCTGCTGTGCATGGCAATGTCGATCTCTTCGTCCGAGGGCGCACCGAACTCTGCAAATGGGTTGTCTGTGCCGGCGCTGCTGTACAGAGCGTTTAGGACCTGGGTGGACGTGGCGTCCTTCACCAGCAGCGGGGCTGCGGTGTCTTCGGTCTCGATCTGCAAGGCCAGGAGGCTGTCGAACATGTGTGAGCGCTTGGAGTTAGCGATGGGGTTGCCCCCGGGGTGTGCGCAGTGTACACTGAAGGTGTGGTGAGGCCAAGTTCGCTTGGCAGTCATTGCGTCTCCTGATGTCCTGCAAAGGATTTTAGAGCCCCCCAAGCAGGCAAGCATGGGGGGCTTTTTTTCGTCACGCGCTTTGTGGCGTTGGGGGTTTGACAGAAATTAGGCTTGATTTTTTTGATAGCCCCGGGGGGTGTGGCTGTTTGGTGTGCGCTGACGTTTTCTGGGATTGGGTTGACTGGAGTTTGACAATTTACGTGAGCGTTGCTGTGAAACACAGTACATGCGCGCGGGGGCGCCACGTCAAAAATATGGGGGGTGCCACCCCGTACCCTCGACCCCATGGCCGTTCTGGCGCGCATCGGCCCATCGTTTGACAAAACCGCCACGTAATAAGGCTTGCCGTGCTACATTTCATTGGTCGATTCGACACAACCCCGATAGCGCCGCTATCAACTAATCAGGTAACTCACCATGACAAACGCAAGCAAGCAAACCCAAACCATCCCATTGGTGCTAGGCGACAAACAGGCGTTAGATATCCTGTCCCCCAGCAAGGGGCACCAGGAGAAGACGGAACGTTTGTGGGGTGCCATTGCCCCGCGTTTTTCTATCTTCCTGGTGTCGGGCGGCAACTCGAATGATTTCGTTGAAGCTGCGCAGCACAATGGCACACTAGTGCCCGCACTGTGGAGTTGGGCAAAGGAGGGCAAGGGTACCGCCCGGAAAATTGGCCGCGCATGGGCGGCATTGGCCATGGAATGTGGCAAGGGTAAGCGTTACGCTGGTAAGTCATGCCAGTTTGACCAGATGGCACACGATGCCGCCTTGTCTTCCATGTTCACTGTGTTTGAGGGGTTTTTCGTGGCCCCTAAACCTAGGGTGGCAAATGACATGGAAACCGCCAAGGAAACCATTGCACGGTTGGAAAGTGAGAATGCCCGGCTGAAAATTGACCTTGACGCTGCGCTTGCTGCGCTCGCTGCAAAGCCCTCCAAGCCCTCCAAGCCCTCCAAGCCCTCCAAGCCCTCTAAGGCTACTACCCCCCCAGAGGACGCGCTGCCCCCCTTCTGAAGGCGCTTTAGACCCCTTGCGGGGGGTTTCCCATGCGTGGCTTGCTGCGCATGGGAAACCCGGTATCGTTCCGGCCCCTCCTTGTAAGGGTTTACCCTTATGTTGTCGGTGTATTCGTTTCCCTCATGCCGCAATGCGCGCCATGTTCGGTAGCGCATCACCCCTAGGCTTGCCCTTTAAAAATCTGCGCAGCGAAGCACCCGCTGAAAATACCATTTCCCCCCTGTCGCATCGCGCGCCTGGGTCGGACAATGCAAACCCGTAACCGTTTAATACGCTTGCCCGGTTTGCTTTCGTTGTTATTTTCACCGCGTTCTAACGCTGCGCAGATTCCACTTTATGAGGCGCCATCTAAGGCGCCGCCATGCGCCACCGAACTATCACCCGCCAACATGGGCGCGGACTGACTATCAGGCGCTGTAATCATTCGATGCGCCACGCATCAAAAAACCCCACGTAATCCCAAACCCGAGCGGTACAGACACCGAGCGGGCGCTTTGCTATGGGCGAATGTTTACAGCTTGACAGATATCCAAACCCGGAATTCCGCGAGTGCTAGGGTTACTGGCGCATGGTGCTGACAGTCTCAAACGAACATCACGACTACGTGTGCGGCAGTTCTGGCATTTGAGAATCAGTCAGCAAGCATAGTGTTATGCAAGTTATGCATAACCTCAGAGCGGAACCGCGTGGTTTGCCGCGCGGTTCCGACACAACAAGGCGCCACTGCGCCACAACCAGTGTCAAAAGACACCCCGAGAACGAATGCTCCTTGGCAACAGGGGGCACACCATAGGCACCAACACGCCTACGGTGTGCCAGTTCGGCACGAACAAGGAAACCTCATGACCACAACACGTACCCCAGAGGCCTACCACGCCGTCAGAGCCGCGCAAGAACGCAAGGTGTGGGGTGACTACGCCGCGAAGCGGTATTGCGCCCTGAGAGGCGTACCCCCGAGCCTGTACCGGCTGGCCCGCCAGTTGGAGGCAGCGCAATGAAAAAAGCGGACCTCAAAGACTTCATCAGGTCCGGGGGCTACGCATGGCCCGGCGTGTATCAGTGCGCCCTAATGATGCTGGACGGCGAGGTGATAGACGCCCAGGCCGCCCGAGAGCACTACCGCCTGATCCGTCGCGAGACGGGGCGCGACTGGATCGCTGTCGCAGTGTTTATTCATTGGGAAGGCCCGCCCCGCATCTGCGCCCACAGCGGGCGTGAGATCCCCAGCGCCTATGGGGAGGTCGAGCCATGACCGAGAACTTCCGAGTAGTGGGGAGGCGCAACGTGAGTATGAACGGGCGCCGCACCACGTTCACCCTCTACCGAAAACGGACACACGAGGGCGGGTTCGTCTTTGAGGGCGTGTACACCGCCCCCGGGTGGGATGCGTCAGACGAGCAGTGCATACGCTGCGCCCTAGAGGCGCAAGACCTCGACCGTGACAGCTGAAAAATGGTTCCAAAACGCCTGAGATTGAGGTGGGCCGGGGCTTCCAGGGGCAGTGGTGCCTGCTTAGCGTCGCATAAAATACCGAATTTGCCGTGATGGGAGGACTCAAGAGCGGGGTTGAGGACCCCGCGTGACATACCTAAGTCGTTGATATAGCGGGGGTTTTTGGTGGCGGTGAGTGACGGACACTACCTATATAAATACTATTTAACTTTAAAGATATATATATAGTTATGTTTTTGTTTTTGTTTTTGTTTTTGTTTTTGTTTTTGTTTTTGTTTTTGTTTTTGTTTTTAAAAGTTCTCCACAGCGCCGGTGTACCTTGCTGCACATACCAAATTTTCCCTTATAAATCAACGACTTAAGGGTGCCACGCGAGGTTAAGCCTGCCCCGTTCGCACACCCCCCTATCCGGCAGATTTACCAATTAGTTACTTTATGCCATACGTCGACACACCTACCGCTATAATTTATGCCATACTTCAGACATGAAACAGACCACCACCCTACACACACTCTGCACCGCTTGCGGCAGCGTGAAACGCAAGCAAGCCTTCAATATCCTGAACGAACCCTTCACGTGCAACGCATGCTCGAAGACAAAAATCGTCTGCCTCAAGTGCAAAGAGGCCAAGAACACCCAGTCCTTCAGGCGAACCCTGACCGCAGCGCAAGCAAAACAGACCGGAAACACAGACCCTCTGGGCAACCCAAGTCACCGCTTCAGCTCCATTTGCAAGGCGTGCCAACCCCAATACCACTCAGAAAGGGCGGGCGCGCTCAAGAATCTCCCGGCAAGTCAGATACACCTAGAGGCCACCCGGGGCCGCATAAGTGAGAGCGCCGCGCAGATAGAACTCGACCGCAGGGGGCGCGCCGACACCCCCGACACCCCTCCCGAGAAACGAGCCGACTATCCCGACTACGCGTCACTCAGACGCTGGACATGGTGGCATAGGGGCGACGTGGTGCCCATGAACGCCAGAGAGCGGATCGCAGACGTGCGCGCTCGCAACGCTGCCCGAAGAGCTGACCCCGACCGAGACACATCTATCAGGTCACACAACCTCAGAGAGCGCCACTTTCTACCCATACTCCCAGCTGTCAAAGAACCCAGGCACCGCGCCCGCAGAGTGGCCACACCGTACCCCAAGCACCCTTGGTACAACAACAGCTCTTTGGCCAATCAGATTGCCGTCGTACGCAACGACGTGCGCCGCTTCCGAGGAGACATGACGCCTTACGGGCGGGCCAGCTCCGAGTGGGCCTTGTCGGCTCGAATGGCGTTGGCAGTGCTTGTTCGTGTGGCTAACTTGGCCGTGCTCAATCGTGTGAACAGCAGCGACACGCCGGAGAACCGAATCGTTCAGACGCCCACTTACATGCTGTACCACCCCGACATGTACGAAACACTGGGTCCTCGTCCAATGGACCGTCTGCTCGAGCTTTGGTATGTGCGCCAAGATCTCGCCAGCATTGAGCACGCCAAGCCCCGAGACCGCTTCACAGGTAAGTGGGGTGGCCGTAAGTTGGGGGACATGCCTATGTTTATGTTTCACCGCGACACGTGGATCTTCGAGCGGGTGGAGGACCTGCACATGACACGCAAGGACCGCGCCGCGCTTGTCCGAGACAGCGAAGTGCCCGAGGCCGTACAGATCCAGTATTCGCAGCAACTCGCTGCCTACCATGCGGCCTGCGCCGCCATCGACGAGGAGCTAGCCAAATGAACAAGACATACAGAACCCGCACCGCTATGTGGGTGACACCACGCATCACGTTCATCGACACCGGGCGGTGGTGGGTGGATAGCCCCGACTATGCGGTAAGTGAATTGGCCCGGATCAGCGCCGCACTAGACAGCATGGCGGCGGGGGAGCTAACCAGTTTGACCCTATCAAGTAAGCACGCCATGACTTGGTGCCACCCCAAGCTGAGCGCTCGCAACATAAACATCGACTTCGGCCCAGGCGTGCCACTACCCCTAATACGCGCTGCCACAGCGCGCTTCAAAGCATCCCGAGATACAGGCTCTATGGAACTACCGCCGGCAGTCGATAAATGAACGCACCAACACTGCCCCAGATCATGAGGGGGTGGGACGACACACCCCCGAAGGTAGAGCCCCCGGCGCTGATAAAAAAGAGAGAGCGCCAAGAACGTGACCGCATCAAACGCGAGGCTACAAAGCAGCGACACGCTGAAGAAGACGAGCGTGACCGCAAGAGCTTCGCACCAATCGACTGGGACGCCGAGTTCCCCGGAACAGAGTAACCAGTGTCAAACAACCGGCACCGCAGCGGTTCTGCGGTAACAAACCATCAGGAGAAAAGACATGACACTGAAACCCTACACCGTGTTCTGCCGGGAGTCGAACAACACCGGCACGATCTGGATTTCAACCGTGTTGGCCGAGAGTCTCGAACACGCCAAGTCGCAGGGTCTCGCCGAATGCTGCGACGACTGGAACGGCAACCCCGACCCGGAGGACGCGGACGACTTTGACCACCTCCACTACACCCCCGACAACGTAAGCGTCATTGGCGTGGCCGAGGGCGACGTGAACATCCTTTTTTGGGAGGACCTCTGACATGACGACGCCCAACATCAACACCATACTGAGAACAGACCCCCGCAACAGCCGCTTCGGCGCCCCCATGGGGGACTCGGACAGGTACGACATGACCCCGAAGCTGTACCTACAGCGCGTCAACTTCATCGGCTGGTACTACGGCCCCGACGGCACCTACTGGGGCATGGGCGCGCCCATGTGGTGCGCCTTCAACGCGCCAGCAGCTCAGGGCACCCGAGTGTATGTGCGAGCCAAGGACCGCGCCGCTGCGAAGGCAGCAGTGCTGGCCAAACTGACCAGTGTCACCTTTTACCGATAAGAGAACACCGGCACCGCAGCGGTTCTGCGGCAACTCAGGAGTTCAACATGAACAAAGTCAAAGAGATCGCAAGCACCACCCACGCCAACATCGTGGCCAGCATCTACCAGGACGATAACGCAGAGCCGCCCGAGAGCGACATCGTCAGAATAGCCTACCGAGGCAGCGCACGAAACACGCTGGGCAACCAGCCCTGCACCCACGACGAGCTTGACCAGATCGGGCAAGACATCGAGAGCGGCCTGCTGGTCGGCGTGCGGGTGTGGGCCTACGTCCACAGTGGGGCCACCATAAGCACCGGCAGCTTGCTGCCCGACGGCACACGACTGCGCGAGAACCCGTACCAATGCCCTTGGGACAGCGGGCGCAGCGGCTGGGCCTACATGACGGACAAAGACGCCCTCAAAGAATGGGGCAACAAGCGCCTATCACCCAAGCAGCGCGACAAGGCTCACCAGTACATCGACGGCGTGGTTGACGAGTTCGCCATGTATTTGAGGGGTGAGGTCTACGGCTACGTCATTGAGCGCATCGAGTGTGACGATGCCGGTGAGGAGATTGAGCGCAAGCATCTGGACTCATGCTGGGGTTTCTACGGGGAGGAGTACGTCACCTGTGAAGCCATGCTCGCCCTGGCGCAAGCGATAGACATCGAGCCCGCATACACACAGGAAGAGCTGTTCCCGACCAGCGCTTAAGCGCATACACATCAGGAGAAATGACATGACAACGCCAAACATCAACACCATCCTGCGCAACGACCCGTGCCCCGCTCGCTTTGGATCCCCCATGGGCGACTCGGACAGGTACGACATGACCCTGAAGCTGTACCTACAGCGCATCAACATGGTCAATGCGGCCTACGCCCCCGACGGCACGTACTGGGGTATGGGCATGCCCATGTGGTGCGCCTTCAACGCGCCAGCAGCTCAAGGCACCCGGATATACGTGAGAGCCAAGAACCGGGCAGATGCGAAGGCAGCAGTGCTGGCCAAAATTACCTACGTCACCTTTTACCGCTAAGGAAAACGTCATGAGATACACCTTTTACACCATCACTCGCTCTGGAGAGCGCACCGAGTGGACGCACTTGTCTAAGACAAAGGCAGTGCAGATGAACGCCTACACCAGCAAGCACCAGCCGTCCAACCTCAGCGCTTGGGGTTGGGAAGAGAGCATCTGAAGAACAACACCGGCACCGCAGCGGTTCTGCGGCAACTCAGGAGAAACGACATGACTCGAATCAAGAACACCATCATCGTCGACGGCAAGCGCATGACCTGCCGCATCTTCGACACAGGGCCAGACGGCCCAGCCGACCGGTACACCATCGCCTTCAAGGGCTACCGGTTTCTTTCGAGTTACGAAATGGTCTACCCGTACCTCGCCGCCGGCGTAAGGCCGTTTCACCCGCAAGGCTTTGGTCAGCACGGCGAGAACCCCGAGTTCTTGACCGGGCGACACCTGGGCAAACGCGTTAGCTTCGACAGCCTGCCCGCCGACGTGCGGCAGTTCATCCTACAAAACATCTGAGGAAGACGACATGAAAAAATACACACAAGAAGAATTCGACGCCTTCCCAATCGTTGATGGTTTTCGACAGTGCCCGTCAGGGGACTACACAGACATCCGTGTCTTCGGTGCGCGGTGCAACTTCGGTGCGCGGTGCAGCTTCGGTGCGCGGTGCAGCTTCGGTGTAGGTTGCCGCTTCGGTGATCGGTGCAGCTTCGGTGCGGTGTGCAGCTTCGGCGAGGGGTGCAGCTTCGGTGCGCGGTGCAGCTTCGGTCCGTGGTGCAGCTTCGGCGAGGGGTGCAACTTCGGTGCGTGGTGCAGCTTCGGCGAGGGGTGCAGCTTCGGTGCGGTGTGCAGCTTCGGTGCGCGGTGCAGCTTCGGTGCGCGGTGCAGCTTCGGTGTAGGTTGCCGCTTCGGTGTAGGTTGCCGCTTCGAGGGCTCCAAAGTAAAGGAGGGGTATCCGTTTCTGGCTATTGCAGGGGCAGGCACTGAAGCACGCACCACGTATTTCTTCAACCACGTAGACGCTATCCGGGTACGCAGTAGCTGCTTCTTTGGCACTCTGGCCGAGTTCCGCTCGAAGGTGCTCATTGACACCAATGGCGACAAGACGCATGTCAAAGCGCTTCAGTATCTGGGCATGGCCAACATCGCAGCTGCCACCTTTGACCCAACACAGATCGAACTATGAAAACACCATACACCACACGCTCCGGCGTGCGCATCGGCAGCGACGACCTGCGCATACAGCGCGCACTACTGGGGGAGCGCCAGCGCGTTGACTGGGACGGCATCGCTATCGTAATCACCACGGCTGCAGCTGTGGCCGCACTCATCTTCTGGAGCTACAAATGACCGCATATCCTGGTATTCGCCAACGCCAAGAGAACCTCACCCTGATCTGTGAAGAGGAGCTGCAAGGTGAATGGAACGAGTTCTGGCGCACCGACACCATGAGCAACGGCTACGCCTTCACGGACGCAAACAACCAGTGTAGGTATCGCCACTTAGCAAGGGCGCAGCTATTCGGAAACACCATAGGAGAAAAGACATGACTCTCACACTTCAACAAATGTTCGACACAGTACTCACAAACCTCACCACGCAGGGCGTAGCCAGCACGGGGCGCACCAACCCAGAGTGTGACATCAGCTGCCAGTACAGGGGCACCGAGGGGCGCAAGTGCGCCGCAGGGTGGCTTATCGCCGATGAGCACTACACCCGAGAGCTAGAGGGGAAAATCGCCGTGAGGGGGGCTCCATTCGAGGCATTGGTCAAGTCGGGTGTACCCGATACAGCGCAAGCCTCGAATTTGGTCGACCAGATGCAACAAACTCACGACAACCATATGCCCGACAGTAAGTATGGCGAGCACACCATCGGGGATTTCCACGAGCAGATGAAAGCGGTAGCGCGCCAGCTTGGCCTGACCTTCACGCTCCCCACAGCATAACAAAAACACCGCCGCCGCAGCGGTTCTGCGGCAACACCTCTCCCATCAGGAAACAAAATGACTACCTTTATCGAAGCCATCAACAGCACCATCCCCAACGCCCCCGTGGCCATGGCAACCCCAGAGCAGGCCGTCGACCGGCTGGCATACATCAAGGGCGCCATCGCAGCGCTCAAGGTCGAGGAGGCGGCGTGCAAGGATCTGCTGATCTCACACAACAAGCGCGCATACGAGTCCGACTTCTTCCGCTGCACCGTGTCCGAGGTGCCCGGCGGCACCAAGATCGACTGGCAGGCCATGGCTATCAGCATGAAGCCCAGCAAGCAAAGGGTCGTCGCGCACACCGTGTCGACGGCAGGGTACTTCCGCATTGACGTGCGGGCTAAGAAGACCTCTTAAAGGAGAACGGACATGAGCAATTGCACAAAAACTGTCGACAACAAAGTAGTTCTTAGTTGCAAGTTTTCAGCGTGGGCATGCCACCGGGGGGTTTGCAAAGAACCCTCACGAGTTGACGTGCTCCGAATGTTTGATCGAGACCACTACGTGGCCCAATACAACTCTTGGGGTGATGCGCAGTGCCCGCAATTTCAACCAATAAAAGCGAAGACCTCGTAAGTAAACACCGGCACCGCAGCGGTTCTGCGGTAACCACAGGAGAAACACAATGAACAAAGTCAAAGTGTCAGAAGCCACCAACATCCAGCTTAATTGGCTGGTGGCGAAATGCGAGGGTGCTACTGACCTGCGTATTCATATTTATGGAGAGCGCTCTTTTTGGGTCTACACGACCCCGAAAGACGACGACTTTCCCGAGTCGATGCAATATCTCTCCAATGTTGAATACTCGACCGACTGGTCTCTAGGCGGGCCGATCATTGAGCGGGAGAAGATTCAGTCCGGGTACATCGCCACATTCAAAGAGTGGGAGTGCCGGATGCGAGGCGGTAACAGGTCAGTTGGCCCAACTATGCTTGTCGCAGCCATGCGCTGCCACGTGGTCAGCAAGATCGGCGACACCGCCGAAGTGCCAGACGATCTGACAGCTTAAGAAAAACACCGGCACCGCAGCGGTTCTGCGGTAACTCAAATCAATCAGGAATACACAATGCCCGGCATCACCATATACAACGGCCCGTCCAGGATCGACGGCGCCCCGATATTCGCAGCTGCTATTTGGAACTCGTCCAACCGTAAAACAGGTTCGATGATTCAATCTTACATCATGCGCTCCGACATGGACCCGATCTTGGCCAACAAGCTGGGCGAGGACTACAGCATCTGCGGCGACTGCAAGCACAAGGGTGTGCCTACTCTGGACCCAGAGCGCAAGCTGGCCGAGAAGCGATCATGCTACGTCAACATGGGCCAAGGCCCGCTGGTCGTGTTCAATCAGTACCAGAAAGGTGCGTACCCCCTGCGCGACACCCCGACGGACATCGAGGATCTTGGGTGGGGCCAGCGCATCCGACTGGGTACCTATGGCGACCCGGCCGCTGTGCCATCTCACATCTGGGCCAAGCTCATCAGCAAAGCCCGGGGGTGGACAGGCTACACCCACCAGAGCGGGCACGCCACCGCAGACGTGCAACCATGGATGACCATGGTCAGCGCCGACACCTTGGAGGGCGCCAAGAAGGCATGGGCTCGCAGCTACCGCACCTTTCGCGTCATCAAGGACGTGAGCGAGATTGTCAAAGGCAAAGAGGTTCTGTGCCCAGCCAGTGAAGAGGCAGGCCGCAGGGCCACATGCTCCACCTGCATGCTGTGTGCAGGCAGTCAGCAAGCTGCGCGCAGCGTGGCAATCGTAGCGCACGGCCTCGGGAAGGGTTGGGTATGAGTGTGCACTGTTTTCTGTGGGCCATGCTCGGCTTCGCGGCAGGCTTAAACGTATGCGCAGGCGTCGCCCTTCTATACCTGCATTTCAACAACTAACCGTTCATCGGATCAGCAGGTCACGGGCCTTCAGCCGTGATCTTTTTGTTAAACTACAAGCTCAACTTAATCAGGATACACAATGTCTCACGAACTCACACAGACCAACGGCAAGACAGAATTCGCATACCTCGAGAGTGATGGCCTGCCTAGGCACGGCCTGGGCACCGCGATGCCCGATGGAGCCCCGCTGCACACCGAGTACGAGATGCGCCAAGCAATTGAGCCGCTGCAAAAGCGCATTTCCTTTCTTGAGGCGCAGTTAGAAAAGGAAAAGCCATGACCGCAATCAACAGTACCCGCACAAAAACTGTTCTGGACTTAGAGGCGCAGCTTGCCAGCGGGCAGCCGCTTGTAACGGTCGAACAGATTGCCGATTTGGTGCGCGATCACCTGACAAGCGTTTACGTCTGCACTCGTGTTTGGAATGCGTGGCAGGTTGGCACGATGACAGAAGACGACTTTATTCCAGCCAGCGAGATTGAAATGGCTGACGAAATTGCGGAAGCAGTTTTTGCCCTTTTACCAGCACCAGCACAGCAGCCGCTAACCCTGCGCGAGATGGCAGCAGCCATAGGCACATTCGCAGACGATGCAATCAACATTGCCCGAGCAATAGAAGCCGCACACAACATAAAGGAGAAACCATGAGACTGACAATAGAAGAGATTGACGAAATCTGGCAAAGCCTATCAATCGGAGAAGACGAAATCGACATGCATGAATATGCTGAAGCAATCGAAGCAGCAGTGCTGACAAAGCTAGCCGACAAGCTACAAGATGCAGAGAGGCTTGAATGGCTAACAGAATACGCCTATGTGGAAACATGCTTTACGGCAAGAGGGGGTGTGGCTGAAATCGCAGGCACTGATCGAGAAGTACCGCCCCCAGGAAAATCTAGACTTTACACCGTCAAAGATGCTATCGACGCCGCAATACTCGCCAGCAAGGCGGAAAAGCCATGACCACACCCGAATTGCTGCAACTCATGCGCCTACTCAGCGCGCTCGAATCGTGGGGTTTCAGTTGCGGGAAACCGATGCCAGACTACCTGCACAAGCGGATCTTTGAGGCGTCGGAAGTTCTTGAGCGTGAGATTTTGTCGGGGCAGAAATGAACGCCATCAACAGCAGTGGCACCGCAGCCGTGGACCGCGCTTACCACTGGCTTGACATCGACGCAGACACCCCACGCGGCGTCAAGCCGCAACTGATTCACCGGCCATCTGGCGTTGCGACGTACAGCATTTACCGTGCTGCGGACCACTGGACACATTGGGCACCGCTGCCAACATTTTTGAAGGAATAATCATGGGCATGCAAAGTTACCAACAACAGGTGGTGGATTTTCTTCGCAATAACCCCCGCAGCAGTGGCGCAGAAATAGCTGCCGGTCTTGCGAAATACGGCAAGAGCCAGAATTCAATTGATCTGCTTATCAAAGCGTTGCGCACAAAAGGATTGTGCAAGATGACTGGCCGGCCGGGTATTGAATGGCGGTATGATCTGACTGAGCTTTGCAAAGCCAATGGCTTTTGTAGTGTGCTTCCAGACAAGGCCGTCACGGTGTCAGTCAAGACAATAGCCCCGGTTCCCGAAGGCACAGCTATCGTCAAAAGGCCGTCTGTTTACCGCCCCTACACGCCGGATTCGTGGGAGTCGGTGCGCCCTGGTGCCGATGACCATAAGCAGTACAAATCCTTGGTAGTTTTGAGGTGAGATCAAGCATCGCCCACGCAGCAGCGCTTGAGCGTATGTTACGCGGCGCCCCCTTTTCGAGCAGCGATATTGTGGCTGCCACGGGCTGGAGTTCGGTCACGGCGGCGCGTCTGCTTCGATCTCTACACAAGCGCCAGCTGATGCACATCCAAGGGTGGCTACCCGACGGCATGGGGCGAGACACCACTGCGGTGTACGCCATGGGGGCCAGACGAGACAAACCCAAGAGGGCCATAACGACCAAGGAGCGCAGTCACGCATACCGAGTACGAAAACAAAACCTTCGCCAACAGGAAAACATCAAAGGACTATTCAAATGACCGATGGCAAAACCGAATGGGCCTTAAAGCCCCACGAGCGGGGTATTCAGTACGGGGGTGGTGTTGAGGACCCGATGTACCGGTACAAAGGTGAGTACATGGTGGGCTTGGCAGTGCTGTTTGACGCACCGTGCTGTGTCCATGGCGACTCTATAGGGTTTCAAAAAGACCACACTTGGCAACCCGATGGGGTTAAAAAGAGAGTCTGCAAAGTTTGCAAACAACGCGCAGTTGAGATTTAACACTGAAAGGACTATTCAAATGAACTTACCTAAATACTCACCCGGGGCGCCTACTCAAGCGCGTGAAACGCAGACGGAGCGCAATCCGCTGCTGAACAGTATTAACGATTACCTCCAGCAACCCAGTGCCCAAGACCCGATGGCCACTCAAGTAGGGGGGGACCACTACAAGAACAAGACGATCCAGCCGGTGGAATTCAGTCACGCCAACAACCTGGGTTACCTAGAGGGCTGCATCATCAAGCGCATCACCCGCTGGCGCGAAAAGGACGGCATCAAAGATCTGGAGAAGATCAAGCACGAGGTGGACCTGCTGATCGCCATGGAGAAGAAGTATGGCCGCGACACATGAGGCGCAAGTTAAAAAGCGGGTGCGCGCTCTACTCACACAGTACGAGGTGTACTGGCGCCAGCCCACGACGGGGGGCTATGGCCGCTCTGGGCAGCTCGATTTCTACTGCTGCCACCTGGGCCGCTACATCGGCATAGAGACCAAGTCCGTGCACACCAAGCACGGCGTGACTGCACTGCAGCAAAGAGAGATCGACGAGATCCTTGACGCTGGCGGCATTGCGCTCGTGATCAATGAGACCAACTATCAGGAACTTGAGGACGCACTCCATGCAAAACCTACTTAAAAACATGACCCCCGAAGAACTCGCATTCTTTGCCTACATGGGGGCCGCTCCCCAGGCCGAGGTTGCAGCTTTTCGTGTTGGCCTTAATATGCTGATGTCCTGCTTCGGAGAAGAACCCCAGGGCGCCATGCTGTCGGTGCACATGCACGAAGACGTAAGGGAGTTGTCGGTGCACTCTTTTAACGTGCCGTCCGAGGATGTTCGTTTTCTGCTCACCGCAGTGCTGGACAATGTTATCAGCACAGAGACCAACAGCACCGGTGTGGAGCACTGATGAAAAAGCACGGAGAAGTTCAACAGGTTGAGGGCCGCCGGGTGTCGTCACCCGAGTACCGCGCGTGGCAGTCCATGAAGAATCGTTGCTACAACACGCGTTCCGCCGACTACCCTTACTACGGCGCGCGCGGCATAACGGTGTGTAAGAAATGGCAAACTTCTTTTCCTGCTTTTCTTGAAGATGTTGGGCGCAGGCCTTCGGTTCTACACACGCTGGATCGAATAAAAACAGGCCGAGGGTATTCGCCGAGCAACTGCCGCTGGGCTACGCGCGAAGTTCAATCACGCAACAGACCCTATGCCAAAACAAAGATTTGGGTGCTTGCAGAGGCGCTGGGTGTCAATACGGTGAGTGCCCGAAATTCTTTGGCTCGTGTACGAGCAAAAGACCGAGGCTGTGTTTGGGCCAGTATCTCTCCGGAAAGAGAAGCCGTTGTGCGCGCACACATGCAGAAAGCAAAAATATGAGTGTTCCTTTCAATAAAATACTTGTTTTTGACATGGAGACTCGGTACTCCACAAAACCTCAGCATTGGTGCCCTGACGGGTACACGCTGCGCAAGCAAACGACCGAGGAGTACGTGCGCTCACCGATGTTCAAGGACTTCGGTGCATCTCTCAAAGAGTTCAGCGCTCACGCTGCTGTCGCGCAGTGGTACAACCCCGAGGAGCTGCGCCGAGTCTTCTCCTACTACGACTGGGGCCGCACGGCTGTCGTGTGTCAGAACGCAGCGTTCGACGTGGCCATTCTCAGCTGGCACTACGGCATCGAGCCGGCGTTCATCTTCGACACGCTGTCCATGGCCCGCGCGCTGCGGGGCACCAAGGGTCGCAACGGACTCAAGGTGCTCGCTCAAGAATTCAGACTGCCCGACAAGGGCGAGGCGTTGATGCTGACCGACGGCCTAGAAGAGCTACCCCAGCGCATCGAGCGCGAGCTGGCGGTGTATTGCAACCACGACGTTTATCTCTGCGAAGAGGTGTTCAAGCGCTTCTTGTTGATGCACCCAGTCCACGCAGACGGTGTCGAGTGGGACGCGGCCTATGACAAGGCCAACTGGCTGTACCCAGAAAAGGAGCTGCGCCTGATCGACATGACGGTGCGTATGTTCACACGTCCACTGCTGGTGCTCGATGGTGAGATGCTGGGGCATGCCTTGGTTGATGAGCGCGAGACGCGTGAGGGTCTGCTGAAGCGCCTGAACATCAGTGATAGCGACTTGGCCAGCAACGACAAGTTTGCCGAGATCCTGCGCAGCCTGGGGGTCGAGCCACCGCTGAAGAAGAAGCGCCCGACGGTCAAGACACCGAATCCGGTGGGCATGAACTTCGCATTCGCCAAGACAGACGCGGGGTTTCAGTCCCTGCTGGCGCACATGGATGACAACGTGGTCCTGCTCAGCGAGGCCCGTCTCAAGGTCAAGTCCACTACCGAGCGCACCAGGGCACAGCGATTCTTGGACATCTCGCACAGGGGTACGCTGCCTGTACCACTGCACTACTACGGAGCCCTCACGGGGCGGTGGACGGCAGCGGCCGGTGCAGCCATCAACATGCAGAACCTGAAGCGCGGCAGCTTTCTGCGCAAGGCTATCATGGCCCCCGAGGGCTCCACCGTGGTGGTGGTCGACTTGTCTCAGATCGAGCCGCGCGTGCTGGCTTGGCTTGCGGACTATGACGACCTGCTGGAGATATTTCGATCGGGTCAGGACGCATACGCCATGTTCGGCGCGCAGATGTTCAACATCCCAGGTATGACCAAGACAAGCCACCCGGAACTTCGCCAAAGTGCAAAGTCGGCTTTGCTCGGTGCAGGCTATGGGCTGGGGTGGGCCAGCTTCGCCGCTCAACTGCTTGTGGGTTTTCTGGGGGCGCCCCCGGTTCTGTACCGCAAAGAGTTCGCCAAGACGCTGGGGGTTGACGCCAACTACATCGAACGCTTTCTGGACTGGGACGACAACGTGGTGGCCCTGCAAGAGATACAGCGCAACTGCACAACTCAAGAACTGCTGATCCACTGCGTGACGGCCAAGAAGATCATCGACATCTACCGCGCCACGGCCGCACCGGTCAAGGGGTTCTGGGACATGTGCACCAGCCTGATCCAAAGCGCGCTGGCCGACGGTCAGGAATACAACCACAAAGGGGCTCTGCTGTTCCGAAAAGAAGAGATCGTGCTGCCCAGCGGCATGAGCATCAAGTATCCTAACCTGCGTCAAGTGGCTGACGACGTGCCTGATTCACAAGGCCGCAAGCGCATGCAGTGGGTCTACGGCGATGAGCGCACAAAGCTGTACGCCGGCAAGATAACCAACAATGCTACTCAAGGGCTGGCCAGGATCGTGATGACGGATGGCCTGCTTCGGGTGGCGGAGCGCATCCCGCTTGTGTTTTCAGTGCATGACGAGGGTGTTGGGGTGGTGCCCGAGGCGCAGGGTGCGCAAGCACTGGCCTGGATGATTCGGCGCATGACCGAGGAACCAAAGTACATGCCGGGGGTGCCCCTGGCGGCTGACGGTGGCTTTCACCGTAGATACGGCCTAGCAAAAGGATGACGAGCGCAATGGAGCTACCTAATAAATTCAAGCTCGGCAAGACCGAGTATCGCGTTGAGACGTACGACAGTCGAGGTACCGACAAGGGGTCCGTTAGGCCCGGGGCCGCACTTATGAAAGTCTCGGTGACGCATACCGGCACCCCACGCACAGATGCAGCCATCGCCGAGACCTTCTGGCATGAGCTGACACATGCAATCCTGCACGATATGGGCGACCCTCGGTGGGCGCACGAGGCGTTCGTCAAAGGCTTCAGCAAGCGCCTGACCCAGGCTATCCAGACAGCGGAGTTCAAGTGAGCAAACCCTACGTACACAGCTACTCCGGTCTCAAAGAGTTCGAGAACTGCCCTCGCAAGTTCCAGGCCACCAAGATCCTGAAGCTCTATCCGTACGAGGAGTCAGAGCCCGCACGGTACGGCAACGAGGTGCACAAGGCGCTGGAGGACCACATCAACGACCGCACACCCATCCCTGAGAAGCACGCGCGGTTCACGCCCGTGGTGCAGGCGGTACTCAGCAAAACGGGGCGACACGTCGCCGAGATGGAGTTCGGTGTGACACGCTCCCTGCAACCCTGCGGGTTCTTCGCCAAAGATGTGTGGCTGCGCGGCAAGGCTGACGTGGTCACGCTGGACGATGAGGACCTAAAGGCGTGGGTCTGGGACTGGAAGACGGGTAAGAACAAATACCCCGACCTTGATCAGATGACGTTCATGTCGCTCTTTGTGTTCGCGCATTACAGTCACATTCGCCAAGTCAACTCCGGCCTGCTGTTCCTTCTCTACAACGACTTGCGTAAGAAGCGCATGGTCCGCGATGACGTAGAAAGCGCATGGTGGAAGGTTCGCGAGCGCTTGGGTCGTATTGAGGCTGCGATCGCCTCCGAGCAGTTCCCACCAAAGCCCGGCCCACTGTGTGGCTGGTGCCCCCACAAAGCCTGTGAACAACACCCCAGACACTGAAAGGACACCCCATGGTACAGAAGAACGGTAAGCGCGACTTCAAGAAAGCCTACGAGTTGCAGAAGGCGAGCGGTGAGACCGCAGACCAGATCGAGCGCCAGAAAGCCAGACGCAAGTATGACAAGGCCGGCGTGGACCGTACCGGCAAGCACATCGACCACAAGGTCAAGCTCAAGGCCGGCGGCAAGAGCACCAAGGGCAACCTGCGCCTGCGCGCTCCCAAGGCAAACATGAGCGACAACGGGCACTGACATGCAAATAATCAACGATCGGGCCGTTCTGCTTCGCACGCGGTTCCCGGAGAAGCTCGCGATAATTCCAAAGCACAAGGTCGTTCAGACCTTCGAGGGTGGGGGTGCAGAGGTGCTGGTGTACCTAGGGCTCGATGAGGTGCGGGTGCTGCGCAACCTGGGGTTTACCAAGGTGCCATCCCCAATAGTCCACCGCTATGACTGGCCCGGGCGCTACAAGCCCGCGCAGCATCAGATAGATACGGCAGCGTTTGCCACACTGCACAACCGGTGCTTCGTCTTCAACGATGCGGGCACCATGAAGACAATCAGCGTGCTGTGGGCGGCGGACTACCTGATGAAACAAAAGCGCGTGCGCCGGGTGCTGGTCCTGTGCCCCATGTCGATCATGTACACCGCGTGGATGGCAGACATCATGAACAGCATCATGCACCGCAGCGCCATCGTGGCGCACCACGCCCAGGCATCCCGCAGGATCGAGATGGTCCAAGGGGACTACGAGTTTGTGATCGTCAACTACGACGGCTTGAACCTGATCGCGCAAGAGGTCCGCAGTGATGGGCGCTTTGATCTGGTGATCGTGGATGAAGCGAATTCTTACTCCAATAGTACTACAAGACGCTGGAAGGCGCTCAACTCTATTCTTAAGCCCGAGACCTTGCTGTGGATGATGACCGGCACCCCGGCGTCGCAGTCCCCGGTGGGCGCGTTCGGTTTGGCAAAGCTGGTGTCTCCTGACCGGGTGCCGCGCTTCGTGACGGCTTGGAAGGAGAAGGTCATGAACAAGATCACCAATTTCAAGTGGGTGCCCAAGCCCAATGCGCGCGATCTGGTGTTCGAGGCGCTGCAGCCCGCGATCCGATTTGCCAAGAAAGATTGCCTAGACCTGCCCCCTGTCATCACCGAGACTCGCCACGTGGCGATGTCTGCCCAGCAGTCCAAATACTACAACCAGCTCAAGACCCAGATGCTGGTGCACACGGCGGGTGAGACGATCTCTGCGGTCAATGCGGGCGTAGCTGTAAGTAAATTGTTACAAATTTCTGCCGGAGCTGCCATCACGGACATGCAAGAGGTGATCGAGTTCGATGCCAAGCCCAGGCTGAGTGTGCTGCGCGAGATCCTAGAGGAGACCGATCGCAAGGTGCTGATCTTCGCGTTGTTCCGGGCCAGCATGGAGACCATCTACGCAGACCTGACCAAGCACGGCATTGTAGCCGAGCAGATCCACGGAGATGTAAGCGCCAGCAAGCGCGCCAAGATCATCGACGACTTTCAGAGTTCCGACCGAGTGCGGGTGCTGGTACTCCAGCCCCAGGCTACGGCGCATGGCATCACGCTGACAGCTGCGGACACGGTGGTGTTCTATGGGCCAGTGATGAGCGTGGAGCTTTACGTGCAGTGCATAGCCCGTGCAGACCGCAAGGGGCAGACGTCAACCAGTGTCCGCGTCATCCACATCGAGAGTAGCCCCGTGGAGCAGAAGATGTTCAAAGCGGTTGCCGCGAAAGTGAGCGACCACACACTTATGGTCGACTTGTTCCGCAACGAAATTATTTCATAAGGAGCCTACCCAGAGCGCAAAACTGGGGTTATCATTGTCAATCGTTATACTTTCAAACAGGAGAAAGCAATGTCAGAAGTCGAGAAAGCAACGGTCCCGCTGGATCGTCTAGCCAAGGTCTACCGCAAGATGCGCGATGCCAAAGGGGCGCTTACCGCCACCTACCAAGCCGATGTCGCCAAGATCGACGGACAGATGGATGCCGTCACCAACGCCATGAAAGAGTGCCTGAAGGCGTTGGGTGTAACGTCTGTACGAACCATCGAGGGCACTATCGTCATGGGCAAGTCCACACGCTACAGCGTGCAGGATTTGGACGCCTTTCGCGCATTCGTTGTCGAGCACGGCGCCTTTGACCTCTTCGAGGGTAGGCTGGCGCAGAAGAACACCGAGCGGTTCTTGGAAGATAACCCACAGCTGGCGATCCCGTCCCTCGTGTCGGACGCCAAATACACCATCAGCGTTAGAAAGCCAGGATCGTGAACACAACCCAACTAGGAAATATCATGAACGACAACACCATCGAACGAGAGATTCAAGCCAAGGGCAAGACCGCGCCGCGCGTGACCCCTGCTGACGTTGAGGCAAACATTGCCGGCGTGTATTACTTCACGGCAAAGGACGGTGTTCAGGCTGCGTTTCACAGTCAAGATGAATTGACGCGATTAACCGGCGCTCATGCAGAACTTGCGCTTCTCACCTTCTGCGTCCTTGTCCTGCAAAACGGATTCACTGTCACGGGTAAGTCAGCCTGCGCCAGTCCCGCTAACTTCGACGCCGAGATCGGCCGCAAGATCGCTCGATCTAATGCAGTGCTAAAAGTGTGGTCCTTCATGGGCCATCAACTCAAACAGGAGCTGCATCTTGCAGAGAAAAAAGACCTCGCCTAAAGCACACACCTAACGCCCCTCAACCCAAGTTATCAATTCAGGAGCCCAATAATGGCCAACGAAGTTTCAATTTTCTCCGGCAAGCTGCCGGCACACATCCTGGCTCGCGCAGGTCTCTCCGAAGTCGCCAAGGCCCTCGCGGGTAGCAGCAGCGGCGGTCGTCGCATCTCTATCAAGAACGGCGTCTGGCGTTTGCTCGATGGCGGCAAAGAGGTGGGTCAGATCGAAGAGCGCTATCTGGACGTGGCGATCGTCAAGGCCGCACCAAAGGTCGGGCGCGTGATGTTTCTTGGGAAGTATGACCCGACTAGCACGACAGGCCCTGACTGCTGGAGCGGTGACGGTGAAACGCCAGATGCCTCGATCAAGTCTCCCCAAGCCAGCAGCTGCGCCAAGTGCGAGAAGAACGTCGCAGGCTCCGGCCTGGGTAACAGCCGCGCCTGTCGCTTTCAGCAGCGCATCGCGGTGGCAACGCTAAGTGATCTGATGGAATACGGCGAAGATGCGCCAGTCATGAGCTTCACGGTGCCGGCCACCAGCCTCTTCGGCAAGGCCGACGGGGACAAGCGCCCACTGCAAGAGTACGCGCGTTGGCTCGTTGCTCAGAAGTACAGCCCCGACATGGTAGTTACCCGCATGAAGTTCGACACGGGTGATTCCGTCGACGCAGTCAAGGTGGTGTTCAAGGCCATGCGCTGGCTCGATGACACCGAGATGTCCGTAGTCGAGACGCTGGCGGATTCCCCCACCGCCTTGGAAGCGGTCACGATGTCTTTCGCACCGAGCGCCAAGGTCGAGGATGAGGTTGCAGGTGCACCGCCCGTGCGCAAGGCCAAGGCCCCCGTGGTCGAGGAAGAAGACGAGGTACCCGCACCAAAGGTCAAGAAGCCTGTCGTGAAGGCCAAGGCCCAAGCCCAAGCCGTTGTGGTCGAGGAAGAAGACGAGGCACCCGCACCGTCTGTCAAAGCCAAGGCCAAAGCGCCTGTGGTCGAGGAAGAAGATGACGAGCCCGCACCGTCTGTCAAAGCCAAGGCCCCCGTGGTCGAGGAAGAGGATGGTGAGCCTGCCAAGCGCACCACCAAGGCCAAGCCTGAAGCACTCCCAGCATCGGATCTGGCGTCTGTTGTGTCCGGTTGGGACGACTGATAATTAAACAGAGAGGGGGCCTGTTACGGCCCCCTTCGCAATATGCCATACCACCCAAAAGTAGTCACTGAGGTCAAGAAGCTACCGCTGACGCACATGGGCGCTGCCCTGGGTCGCTGGGCCATCTACTTCGACCTGCCTGTCACCAAGATCGCTGCTGCCACCGGGGCCACACGCCAGAGCGTGTACAACTGGATGAAGGGCGGCGAGATTTTTAAGGCGTTCAAGCCTCGTGTTCTTCGCATGATAAAGATCATGGAGCAGGCTCACGCGACCAACAAAACAACCGAAGACGTCTGGAGAACAATATGTCGAGAATTCAACTTGCAGGGCTGACCAATGAGGAGCTGGCACGGTACTTAGACACCATCGGCGTTGCGGCTGCAACTCCTGAAGATCTACAACATGTGGCGCTTCGATTCGTCGAGATATTTAGGCACCCCCTTAAAGGTGGGGCTGGTTGGGAGAGCTGGCAGATCAGAGAACTCTTTGGTGAGGTGACCCGGGTTCCCTCCGTCCTCGCCTGACGTCAGGGACGCCCTATGACACCGCTTGAGTTCCTGGCGGCGGTACTCCCGCCGCCAGATCACGGCCACTACTGCGTGGCCGAACTAAATTCACCGCGCAAGCAACACCGCTTCGTGCTCAAAATCTCGGACACCAAGCCCCACATTCGTGAGTGGTTGACGGCAGGGCGCGACGTGTACTTCGCCCTGGCTACGTTCGAGGACCCATCAAAGGGCCGCAAGGCCCTCAACGCCCAGCACGTCAAGGCGATCTTTCTAGACATGGACGGTTACGACAGCAAGAAGGAAGCGGGCTTGGCTCTATTCGCGTTTCTGGCCAAGACGGGACTGGACTCCTTCGGCATGCCGCACATCATCGCCTCCGGCGGCGGGCTGCACGTTTACTGGCCGTTGACCCAGGTGGCTGACATTGATCAGTGGAAACCCGTGGCAGAAGCGTTCAAGCGCCTGTGCAAGCAAGAGGGGCTCAGCATAGACATGACAGTCACCGCCGACGCTGCGCGCGTGCTGCGGGTGCCGGGCACTATGAACTTCAAGAAGAAATACGGCGAGCCTCGCCCGGTCAAGATGCTCCAAGAGGGTAACGCTCAAGTGGACCTGCGGCGCTTCTCCGCCACCGTGCGCGGCCTGCTGCGTGATGAGTTCAAGGCGGCGTCCGACAGCTTTCCCCAAGCAGGCATGTCACTCCCCGGCCGGCCTCCCACGAAGGCGCGCACCGCCGTGGCCGAGGCGCTCATGGGCAACAGCACCACATGCTTTGAGACCATCTGGCTGAAGTCCGAGAAGGGGGGTGGGTGTGGCCAGCTCGACTACTACCGCAACAACGCCGAGGATGAGGGCATGGAGCCCCTGTGGCGCGGTCTGCTGTCGCTGGCCAAAGTCTGCGAAGACGCAGATGAGTATGCCCTGAAGCTGTCTGCACTGCACCCATACCCTGTGGAGCGCATGCACGAGAAGCTCAACAGCATCAAGGGACCCTACCCCTGCGTCAAGCTCGACAGCGAGAACCCAGGCATCTGCACGGGCTGCGCCCACTGGGGCAAGATCACGAACCCGCTGGCGCTCGGGCGTGAGGTGGCTGTCGACAACGCACGTCGTGAAATTACGATTCCGACCAAGATCCTGGCGCCGGCCGAGCCCGTGGACGCAGATGACGAGTACGACACCAACCTGCTGGTAACGCGCAGCTTCACGCGCCCACTGCCTCCGCAAGGCTTCGACTATGGTGTACGGGGTGGCGTCTACCGCTCGGTGGAACTGACCGACGCCTCTGGCCAGAAGTCCAAGGTGCAAGTTGTCGTGCTGCCTTATGACCTGTACGTTGTCGACCTGCTGCGTATGGACACTCAAGAGGTGTACGCCAACCTGATGGCCATCAAGCCGTGCGGCCCAGAGGACGCAGAGGGCAACCGCGAGAAGGAGTACATCCAGATACTGCTGCCGCAGAAGACGGTCGTATCCCAGGATGAGCTGCTCAAGGTGCTTGCAAGTCATGGCGTGGCTGCTGCCAACGGCAAGTACAACGATCAGTACCTCTACGCCTATGTGCGCGGGTCCGTCGAGCAGGCCGGCATGCAGCAAAAGCCCGTGGACATCCCTACGCAGTACGGCTGGCAAAAGGACCGCAGCTTCGTTTACAACAGCCGCATCTTCAAGTCGGATGGCACCGTGGTGACCGTACCCATGCCGGGCTTGGAGAACCTGAACCGTGCAACAGCAGGCAAGGGCACCGTCGAGGAGTGGCGCGAGTTCTGGGAGCTGATGATTCGGCGCAAGATGCACACGATGCTGGCGCTCTGTCTGGACAGTTTCGGCTCCACGCTGATGCAGTTCAGCGAGTACGAGGGTTTCGTCTGGCACATCGGATCGACCGAGTCGGGCACTGGCAAGTCCCTCACGCTCAATGCCAAGGCGGCAGTCTGGGGCCATCCTGTGCGATACCGAACCGGTAAAGGCACATCCCACGTGGCTATGCAGCAGCGAGCGGGTCTACTCAATAGCATGCCGCTGCTGATCGACGAGGTGACGGACAAGGCGCGCAACGACGCTTCATGGGTGCCCGAGTTCATTTTCAATATCTCCGAAGGCCAGGGCAAGGAGCGCATGGAGTCCGGGGCCAACAAGGAGCGCGTCAACAACAGCACCTGGGCGCTGACTTGCACAATGACATCCAACACCCACATGCACGACGTGCTGATGGGCGCACGCAAACACGCCTCCAACGGCGAGGTTATGCGGATGCTGGAGTGGACGCCCACCAAGCAGATCAACTGGGCACCAGAAGATCGAGATGCCTTGCAGAGTATGCGGCGCAACTACGGCGTGGCGGGAGAAGCCTGGGTACGCTACGTCGTGAAGAACCACCGCGAAGTGCAGCGCGTGTGGGACAGGGCCTACCTGATTGTGAAGGAGCGCATCGGTTTCGTGGACGAGGAGCGGTACTGGCACGCTGCGTGCACCTCTGTGGTGACTGCGGCCATCTTGTGTGGCTCCAAGCACGCCAACCTGATCGACACCCCGATTGAGGCGGTCATGGACGCGCTGGGCACGCTAGTGAAGAACGCCCGCGAAGCTCAGAAGAAGAACGTGCGCACGGCCGAAGACATCCTGTCGAGCTACATCGGGGACAACAACGGGCGCTTCGTCACCGTGCGCAAGGACGAGCTGGGGGGCGTGAAGACCGAACTTGGTTTGGACCTGTCCACCAAGACCAGCACGCGTACCGCAGTCATGGGGCGTGTGGAGATAGATGCGCGCAACTCAGTCAAGGAGATCTGGATCGAGGAGAAGCTGCTGCGCCAGCACTGCGCTGCCATGAGCTACGGTTACACGGACTTCAAGCGCCATATGGACAAGCTGGTGGCGGGGCGTCGCGCGGCAGGCAAGCTATACGGCATCCGGTTCGATCAACGCAAGAACATGACGGCCGGCACCGATGCGCCCGAGATGCGGGTGAGCACCCTGCACTACACGACCCCTGTGGGAGAATTCGATGAAGCTGAGCTGGCCTTGGGGGGGCCTTGAGGTTGGCCAGGGGTTCTTCGTCCCCTGCATCAACGTGGGGCGTGTCCGAGAACTAGGGTTAAGAGCCGCTGTCCCTCTGCGAATTAAAGCAGAGGGACAGCCTGCCATTGTGAGAGGGCAGTACGGCGTCTGGTTCAGTCGCTTGCCTGACGCACGATCTAGAAGAGCGCCTACCCCCCGCTGCCCGTGATAGAGAAGAGGTTCGCTTTCTCGCGCATCTCTGGCAGACGCACATTCTTCAGCAGGTCTGCCTTGAGCTTTTTCAGCTCGTCAATGGCCACACCCTTCTCAGCGGCACTTATCGCTGTGGCCGGCAGTGCGTTCAGTCCCCGTATCTCTTTGTTGATGGCGGCAAGATCGGTGTTGATGCTCTCTACTGTGCCTGACAGCTCCAGGCGAGCCAAGACGTTCGGCTGCGCAAGGTAGCTTTCGCGTTGCTGGGGGCGTCGGCTCTCTATGTTGTCGAGCGAACGCTTGGCGCGCAGCGTGGCGTTGCGCAGCTCGTAGAAGTCCGCCTCCAAACCCGACTCATTTTCTCTGGTCACTAAGGAGCCCAGCCCGGGGAAGGTCGATATGGCGTCTCGGAAGTTTAGGTCTGCACGCTCGACATCTCCGATCTGACCAAATATTTTGTTGGTTCCATACAACAGCAGCCCGCCTGTCGTACCCAGGTAACCTCGAATCAGGTGGTCCATCGCGATGGGGGATACCGAATTGCGCCCAAACATTGGCGCCAGGGCTTTGGACAGCTCCGAGGTACTGTCGCTGAACTGCAATGATGCGTCGACCTGCTGCACGTAGGGGCTGATCAAGGCGCGCTTGGTGAAGAAGCTGTAGTTGGCCATCACCTCCGCTGCGGGCTTGAGCAACTGAGGGACTGCTGTCGGGCTAAACATGCTGTTGACCACGGAGTCACGCACAGCGGTCTTGAACTTGGCACTGTCGGTCATCCCGTTGTCAGCCAAGGAGTTCCACAGATACTCGCCCGTGATCTTTGGCAGCAGGAACAAGTCGTTGCGCAGCGGGATACTCACCCCCAGCCCAGGCACCAGCAAGACACGGTCGCGCTTGTAGGCTGGCACCTCTTCGTAGCCATCGTCGCCACTCACCATCATGGCGTAGATGGCTGACAGCGCCGTTACGACTGCCGTGGTTGCGGCCAAGGTACCCAGAGCTGCCTTGCGTTCGGCTGGCGCGACGCCAGTGCCCGTGATCGTCTTGTACATGACGTTCGTTGCTGCCAAGTACGCAGTCATGAACGGTATCACCTGAGACAACACGCCGATCGCACCGTTGGTGCCCCGGTAGCGGAAGTTGATGATCTCGGTGGCTTTTCGCATGGCCTGTGCGCGGGGCACACCCTGCGCCATCGCTGCCTCGTACACCGCTTGGCGCACCGCATTGTCAGACGCCATCGAGATCTGGTGCAGCTTGCTGAGCCCTTTGCGCACATAGCTGGGCTGGGACCCCAGTCCGGCTCGGATGTTGCTGTCGTTGCGCCGCACGGCCGCTGAGATGTCTTTCTGGCCTGTGATCGAGAACTTGCGCAGCTCCTCGTAGGTCTTGCTGGTACCCGTCACGCTCACCTTGGCAAACTCCCGCATTGCGCGCATGGGGATGCTGAGTGCGAACTTGGGCTGGAGCCCCGAGGTAAACATGGCTGCGAAGGCGTCTTGGGGCACCTGCACCAACGAGAACAATGGGTTCAGCACGATGTTCGCGCGCAGCAAGTTAGCTATTTTTGTGAACGGGTTCAGGAGCGGGATGGCAATACTCTCGATGCCGCTGAACGCCTCCATCATGCCGGGCACTTGGACGTCGTAGAACTCTTCCTTGCCGTCTCGGTACACGCGAGCAGAATTCACACCACGCTGGGGCTTGCCTTGAATAGGTGTGGCCAGACCCATCTCAACCGAGGCGTCCATCATATCGAGCGCTTTGCGGTTTCTGACCGAGCGCTCCACTGCGTAATGGGACCAGCGAACGATGTTGTCGATCAGGTTTGCAACGGGTTTTTCGGAGCCTGTCATCCCCTTTTCGCGTTGCACACGCAGGCCGCTGATGAAAGTCTTTGGTCCCGCAGAGGACTCCAGCTGCTCATCGCGGTAGAACGGCACGTAGGCGGCGTTATCAAAAAGCGCCTCAGCCTCCGCCTGAGATGTCATACCGCCCTCGACCATGATGTCCAGCATGTTGCCGCGAAAGCCGTCCCAGATCCTGCTGGCTTCCAGCAGTTCAGGCATCAAGCGGTACAGTTCAAGCCCCTCGCGCTCCTGATCCAAGGTCCGTTGAAGCCTCTTTATGGTATCTCGCATCCGCTTGGCGCCCACAGCGTCGCCACGAGCCTCAAACGCCTGTGCGGCCAGCTCGGCTCGGCTGTTGTTTGCACGCAGTTCTTGGACCCGGCCGGCCTCGCTGCTGGCGTGCCACATGCGCTCAGCTTCTGCTATCGAGACCGCATACTTGGTCGACACCTTCTGTATCGCCTCTTGGAAGTTGGGCAAGTTGAACTGCGAACGCACGGTCTTCCACCCGTAGGTGGTTGGGTCGTACCGCAAAGAGCCCTCGGTCATAGCCAAGTCAGCGGTATGCCCTGCGTGCACCGCGATGGCTGTTGACACTCGCAGCTGCATGTCTGTTTGCTGCGGGGCGGTCATGTTGGCCTCTACGGTTGCGCGTGCGATGTTGGCCGTGAGGATGGTGTTGTTGGACCATATGGACTGACCAAATCGCTCCGCAATGTTGGCCGTGGCCTCTCGCACCGATCGCAGCGCTTGACGTGGGTTCTCTGCGGCACTTGTGAGCGCGTCGCGCGTCACGTCGATGATGCCGGGTGCAGGTTCTGCCAGGGGCACCAGTCGGTTAACAATGTCTCGGGCTTGTTGGACGTCCGGGTTTGCGGATGGCCCCGCTGTACTGAAGCGTGTGTCGATCGAGGCCGCAGGGGTGCTCAAAGGGTTTTTGTTGCCTGCCGCACGTAGCGCGGTGTCTATGAATGCCTCCAGCGGCCCCATGCCCATAGTGCGAATGTTGGTAGCAAGGTCGGTCATTCCCATGCGCTGCGCGATGCCGGCCATCCAATTTCCCAGCTGGCGCAGCAGAGTGGGGGACTTTCGCGTCTCGGCCGTGCCGGCCAAGACTTCATCTACGGCAACTGCGCGGCGCATGGGTACGGACATGCCGGCCACATCTGCTTTGTTTTGTGCATTGTTCAGCCACGCGTCGGCGAGGTCTTTTACCGGCTTGCTTTGGTTGTACAGCGAGGTCATCACCCGCATGTAATCGGCGCCTGGGAAAAGCGTGCGCAGCCCCTTGTGGAACAGCTCATGAAAGACGGTCTTTCGGCCTTCGATCCCGGTGCTTACGCCGTCCGCAAATACGAAGGCTTGCCCGTCTACGAACGCCCCTGCCCGAGACCCTGGCTGCTGTGAGGGGTCTACTTCCGTCACCGAGTCCCGCACTGAGATGGTGTTGGCTGGAAGCCCCAAGGAGCGTGTCACCTGCGCAATGGTCTGGCGCAACGATTCGGGTGTGACAGGTGTGGTGGGCGCTGCTGTGGCTTGCGGTGTTCGGAACCTACGCCCCTCACTTCGAGCGGCGCCTACCTTTTCCCTAAAGTCCGCTACCTTTTCACCTTCAGCTATGTACGCGCGCACCTGCGCCTGCTCCGCTGGCGTGCCCTCTTTTTCGGCAGCAACGAGCGCTTCTACTGCGCCCATTAAGTCTGCGTCCGTCACGGCATTTTCTGTCCGCTCAATGAGCGCCTGCACGCGGGGCGTTGCATCCGTTGCATCCGTTGCATCCGTTGCATCCGTTGCATCCGTTGCATCCGTTGCATCCGCAGGCACTACTGTCTCGACCTCGGTGTTTGATTCAGCGGTGCCCGCCGTCAAGAGGGGCTCAGTAGGTGTCGGCGCAGCATCAACGGGCGCAGCATCAACGGGCGCAGCATCAACGGGCGCAGCATCCGCAACAGGCGCAGTTTCCGCAACAGGCGCAGCATCAACCGGCTCAGCGGCAGCATCCGCAACAGGCGCCA